ATGCCTACGAGGTGCACCTTTTGCGGGTCGGGGAGTACCCCCCCACCCCTTTGCTGGTCAGGGCTTCCAGTTGCGTTCGGTCACGAACGTGACGCCCACCGAGACGGGCGCCGGGCCGCCGCTGTCGGGCAGCTTGTTGCTCTTGTCGCGGTTGCACTTGCGGTGCGTCGGCTGCGTGTTGTCGAGCGTGTCCGTGCCGCCTGCATCCAGTGGCGTGATGTGGTCGACCTGAAACGAGTTGGGGTGCAGGTGATGCGCCTCGTAGTTGATCGGCTCGCTGCACACTGCACAGTCCTCACGGCGACGCAACCAGTAGCGGCGGAACCTGTTGCGTCGTGCTGTGTTGCGGACTTCGCTCATGGCGTGCTGTCCCGGTCCCAAACGATCAGCAGCTTGCCGAGCGAGAACACGAACACGCGAGCGCGTTCACTGTGTCGCTCGGCGTATCGCTTGCGCAGGTCCAGCGCCTCGACCAGCTTGCCGAGCTTCATGTCGGTTGCACAGAACCAGCTCTCAGCGCGACGTGGTGACAGCCTCACCATTGGTACGGCTCGTGTGCCACAGGCTTACTCGCCTCAGCAGCGGGCCGCCGCCTGGCCCTACGGTTGGCCTCGGCCGGGTCGAGGGCCACGTACGCCGTAGCCTGCCGCCCCTTGCCCTTACCCCTCGCATTGGCCGCCAGGGCCTCAGCGCGGGCAGCAGGGGCCATTGCGGGGGCCTCTTGTGCGGGGGCCTCGGGGGCGGCGTCGGGTGCGTTGTCGGGCATGGCGTTTCCTCTCGTGAAGTAAGTGCCCGCCGCCGGATCGCGGCGACCTCTGTAGCGCCGCGCTGCGCCGGTGCTCGCGTGGTGACCAGCCAAGGCGAGGAAGCTGCAGCGGATTGCGCCGAGGCGCACATAGCGCCAGTGTCGGGATCACGGCGGCGGGCGTAGACGTCGACCGGGGCGCGGGGATAGGAGGCCGCGCAACACGGGTCAACGCCTGGAATGGGAACGGCCCCAACACCCCGTTTCGGGGCGCCAGGGCCGTTTTGGGTACAGCTGTGCTGTTGCGGATGGCAGTCTAAAAGCGACGCACGCCAATCACGCCGCATATGTGCACGGGCCGACAGCAGCGGACACGAAAACGCCCCGCCGGTGTGGTCAGCCCGGCGGGGCGTATCGGTTTAGAGCGGCATCGCGGCGGCCAGTCCGTTGATCTTGTCGAGGCGATTAGCCTCGCGCAGGATGCGGGTCTTAGCCATTTCCAGCCGGTCAAGCTCGGGCCAGAGGGCGTGTTCCTCGGGGCTCTCGCTGCCGTGGTCGCGCTTGGCGGCGAGCCATGCCTCAGTCGCTTTGTTCAGGCGCGGCTGCAGCTTTGCAAGGGCCTTGCCGAGTTCGTCGTAGGTGAACGAGCAGCTCGGCGAGAGGAAACGCGGAATGTACAGATCGGTCATTGTGGGCTCCTATCCACTGTCACTCTTGAGTTGTCAATCTCAACCGCTCGCGCTGTTGATATACATACAATAACCCGTCTGCTGTATGCATGTCAACACAGAAACGAAAACGCCCCCGACCATGTGGTCGAGGGCGTCGCCGTGGTGGGTTATCGCCACCAGCCTTTACCGAGCTTCGGCTCACACTCTTTGAAAATCTTGAGCATGAGGTAGCCATCCAGCACCGTGTGATTCCCAATCGGGACCATCACGCCGTCGAGGTCGAAAATCTCGTGATTCGCACCCTTGCGAACCGACTTGAATTTCAGTCCCTTGGCCTTGGCCGCCTTGCGGATCTTGGAAACAATCTCGCTACGCTTCGGCATTGTGGGCTCCTATCCCTGTTGAGTTGTTGACATGCATACAGTAACACCGGCGCTGTATGCATGTCAACAACAAAACGCCCCCGAGTCGCAAAGACTCAGGGGCGCCCCGTCGCTACGGCGTCAGCCTCGCTGTACCACCACCTCGACCGACTCGACCGGCACGTCGAGCCACGTCGCAATCAGATCCCGCGCCATCGGCTCGATTTCGTCGTCGCTGCGGGCCTGCGTCCACTGGTCGATCTCAGGCACGTGAATCAGCGTGTACTGCTCGCCGGGCGTCACAACCGCCGTGTACCTCGTAATTGTCATGGTCGCCATGTTATCCCTTTCCCTCACCTGTTTGTAGCTCTCAGAGCGGCACAGGGGCCGCTACGAGCCACCTATCAACGTCGGCCGGATCGTCGTCGTCGACGTCGGCCTCGACCATTGCGTCGATCACCCGGCAGATCCAACGCTCAGCGACGCGCAACGCCCCGCCGCGGTAGTCGATAATCACGCCCTCGCCGTCACGCGCATACCGCACCGGCGCCGCGTCGCCGTCGTCGAAACGCTGCCAGCCGTGGGCCGCCGCAGTGACAGCGTGGCGATCCCGGTCGGACAGCTCGGGGTGCAACTTGAGCCACTCGGCCACGATCGCCGCCAGCAGGTCGCGCCCGTCGCGGTCGCTGTTGCGGATCATCTGCACCGTGTCGGCGTCGAGGCGCTCGTCGATCATGTACCGCGCCGTAGCAGCCGCAAGCTCACGGTCGACGCCCTCGGCGGGCTCCTCGGTGACCCGGTAGGCGCCATAAGTCCAGTCCACGAGCGGGTTGTCATTGCCCTCACGGGTCAGTGCGATGAACTCACCCGTGGCGTTGTCGCCCTCGACCCGGCAATTGCTGGCGACGGCGATATCGACCAGACGCTTGCGGGCGTCGTCGATCGTGTCGTGCTCGGTGACCTCGGTACGGCCGTGAAGCTGCACAACCATCTTGAACATTCGGGGCTCCTATCCCTTGACGTGTTGATATACAAACACACTCGCTGTATACCCGTCAACACGACAGCAGAACGCCCCCCGAGGATTACCCGAGGGGCGTTTGCTCACTTACGAACTCGAAACATCGCTACCAGCGACAACGGCCAGGCCGGCGAGCTTTGCCGGCGTTAGCTGGTCCCGAACAGCCGCCGCAACCGCTGGCGGGTCAGCTCATGCCGCCCGTGGTCGAGCTGCCAGCTCATTGCCTCGTTGAACCGCCGCAGCGACCGGGTGAGACGCTCGGCCTGCTCGGGCGTCAAGTCGTCCAGCGCGGTGCCGGTGTCAGTCACAGAATCACCTCCCGCGCCTGATCTTTGGGCACGGCCACGGCCTCCCACACCACGAACACGATCGACTCAGGATCGCCGAGGCTGTCGGCGGCCAGGACCGCCCGCGTCGGCCCCGGCTCCTTGCCCTCGCGCACCATCTGCTCGTGAGCCTCAGCACGGGTGCCACGCCAAACCTCGTGCACCTCAACGGCGACCAGCCCCTCGGCCTTGGCGAGCTGCTGCAGCGCCTCGTGCGCATTCCTGGTGAGGTACTCGTCGAACTCGGCGACGCCCACCCGGTCGCGCATATCCGGCCGGTACGGAAACACCGCCGTGAGCTGCTCGCCGACCTTCGCGCCGAGAGCCCCGACCCACTGCGGGCCGTAGCTCAGCCGGTTGAGCTTGATCCGATACGTGTGCGTCTCGGGCAAGATCGTGCGCGGCGGGTCGCTCCATACGGACGGGTCGAGCTTCGGCGGCGTCGCCACATTGAAGTACGGCGACAGTTCACCATTCGGCCACGTCGGCACCTCGCGGGTAGTCCCGGCGAGCGGGCCGTCGAGGAACATCACCGGGGCGCTACCCACGCCACACCGCCAACGGCAGACCAGCCTGCCGCCGCAGCCACTCGCGCCACGTCTCACGCCGACGAGGCACCGTGTACTGGTAGATGAACGAGGCCGTCCACAGCCGCACGATCGGGCCGACGAGCTGGCGGCGCCAACCCCACCCGCGCAACACGTCCCAGCGGTCGAGCACGCCGCAGTAGACGCCAAACGCCCAATCGTCTACACGGTCGGCCGCCGCGGACACGCGGCCCCGCACGGCCACCCACACGACGCGCAGCAGTACGCGCAGCGCGTCCCACACGTCGACCACGGCCTCGCGCACCGTCGGCGGCGCCGGGGTCACGGTCAGGCCGAACAACTGCGCCAGCCACAACGGCGGCCGAGGCTGCGGCACCGGCGGGAACTGCAGCGAGAACGACACCTCTCGACGCTCCTGCAGCGTGCGGATCGTGTGCGCCTGCCACGGCAGCAGCGGCTTGTCGTCGCCCTCGTCGGTCAAGGTGGCGACCGGCTCGTCGGCCGTCATATGACCGGCCGCAGCGAAGCCCAGCGGGACCGCCTCGACATCGAACTGTGCCCCGTCCCCATATGAGTAGTCGGCCATCAGATAACGCTCATTCCTCGGCGCTCGCTGCGCCGCTCGACCAGGCCCGTGAGCCCGCTGCTGTCTTGAATTTCCATGTCGTGGCCGCGGTTGTAGCGCCCCATGTGCCCCCAGATGAACGACACACGGCCGCCGCTGCGCTCGTACGTGATCGACTGGCGGCCGTTTACGGCGCTGATCTTCATGTCGAGGTCGACGTGAGCGAGCCTCTGCGCGTGCCGAAATGCGCTCTCGGACTCGACCGCCCTCGCCGACCAGAACGCCACATCGAGCCCGCGGCGGGCGTTGGCGAGCGCGATATCGAGCAGGGCCGTCGTCTTGCCGCCCTGCCGCCAGCGCGACGACAACAGCAAGCTGTGCGCGTTGCGATCGTCCAACATCACTGCCCCTTGACGTTCAAGAGCTGCCGCAGCTCCGCGTCGACCGACACCAGGCTCTCGGCGTCGTGCATCACGACGTCGATCGGCTTGTATGCGTCGGGAATCTCGTCGACCCACGCCTCACCCTTGCGGTACTCGATGCCCGCCATACGCGCCTCGAGGTCGTCGACCGTGAACAGCTTGCGCGCCTTGGTGCGCGAGAACCGGCGGCCCGCACCGTGCGGCGCCGAGCACAACGCCTCGGCATTGCCCTTGCCGGTCACGACATACGAACAGGTACCCATCGAGCCCGGAATCAGGCCCCGCACACCCTCGTTCGCGTCGATCGCACCCTTACGGGTCAGCCACACATCACGGCCCCCGTGCTGCTCCTTCTGCGTGTAGTTGTGGTGCGCGTTAATGGTCTCGACGACCAGCTCGGCGCCCTGGTCGGCGCCGACCCAATGGCGGAACGCCTGCTCGAATCGGTCCATCATCTCGGCGCGGTTGTAGTACGCGAACCGCTGCGCCCAACGCAACTCAACGAGGTAGCGGTCGAACTCGACCGTGCCCTCGACGAGGTACGCCAGATCCTTGTGCGGCACGTGCAGCCCGCTGGCGAGGCAATAGCCCTGCGCGGCCTGAATGTGCTTCTGAGCGATCTTGTTACCGACACCACGCGAACCCGAGTGCAGGAACAACCAAACCCGGTCGAGGTGGTCGAGGCACAGCTCGATGAAGTGATTGCCGCCGCCCAGCGTGCCGAGCTGCTCCCGCCACTTCGGGGAGTGCGACAGGTCGACGTCGAACCGGGTAGCGACGAGCTGCAGCCAGTCCAGCCGGGCGCCGGTGAACTCAAAACGGTTCAGGCTCTTGTTGTATCCCCCGGCGCTCATCGGGATAGCGGACTCGATCGACTCCCGCAGATCCGAGAGGTTCAGGCCCTCAAGATCGTTCGCCGTGTACGTGGTGCGGGCGGCGATCATGCCGCAGCCGATATCGACACCCACCGCGGCGGGAATGACGGCGCCCTCGGTCGGGATCACCGTGCCGACACTGCTGCCCTTACCGAAATGCGCATCGGGCATCAGCGCCACATGCGGATAGACGAAAGGCAGATCGGCGATCTGCTGCGCCTGCGCAAGCGTCTGGTCGTCGACCTCGCTCGCAAAGTTGATCAGTCGGTCGTTGATTACCGTTGGCGACACAATGGCCCCTATTCAGTTGTTATTCGGTTGTTGGTCAGACACATTGAGCCAAACACACAACAACGCCCCCGCTTGACCTTTCAGCGGGGGCGTCGCGTCGGCGTGTCGCGCCAGTCAGGGCAGCGGGTTAGTCACCGCCCAATCTGGCGGGGTCACACTCTCCCCCTTGAGAATCCGCAGGATCGCATTGCGGCGCCCGTCGAGCCCAGACCACAGGCCGGGGTGCATCCACGCCTCAATCAGCGCCAGCTTTTCATCACTCGTCATCGGTCAAACTCCTCTTGAAACATCGGCAGAAACTCGCTCGCGGGCCTCGGCGTACCGGCGGCCACCGCGGCATCGAACAGGCTCAGCAGCCAGACCAGATACGCGGCAGCGTGGTCGTCGTCCTCGGCGAGTATTCGGCCGACGAACTTGCGGCGCTGCCGGGCCACGTCCATGCCCGGCGACACGCTCAGCATCAGAGCACGCACACATAGCCATGCGAGCCGAACAGGTCGGCGTCGACCTGCCCGCACCCGACGCAACACCCGCAGTCAGCACACCGGCAGTTGAGGCACGCGCCGAGGTCGTCGAGCACCTGGTCGAAGATCGGCGTTTGCGGCCAGAACGTCAGCCGCAGCCACTCATCGCGGGTTATCTCGACAGGCTCGCCGTCGGCCCCGCGGCGCCAGTAGTGCGTACCCGTCGAGTCGCTGCGCATCATGGCGAGCCCGATCATGCGCGGCCGGTCAGTCGATGCAGTCAAAGCAGCCTCCCCCGTCGCACGTGCCGCACACGGACGCACCGCACAGCGTGCGGCCCTGCTCGTCGCAGTTCCAACTACGCGACAGCGGCAGCCGGTCCTGCGCCAGCTCGAACACCTGCGCCCACGCATCGCCGTACACCTCGGCGCGCCCAGCCGCCGCAGCGACCACCGGGGCCTCACGGGCGACCACCAGGTCGACGAGCGTCGCCGGATGCACCGGGCATAGCGGGTTGTGCTCCTGCGCGCTGCCGGGCTCGACAGCGCCGTAATGCGTCGTCCACAGCGACGGGTCGACGTACGGGCACGTGCACGTGTTCAGCGCGTCATAGTCGGGGTGCGCCTGCGCCGGGTCCGACGTCCAACCCCACTGCGACAGATCGGTGCCCGCGGGGCGCACCGGCCGCCACCATGTGCGCCCGTTCGTGTCGGTGCGCGCCGGGTACTGCACTGCGATGCTCACGACGCAAGCACCTCCGCATCGACCTCGGCCGGTGCATCGTCCTGCGCGGTGTGATGCTCAAGGATGCGCACCACGGTGCTGTACCCGACGCCCAACTTGCGGGCGATCATGCTCGGCCGCACATCAGCCTCGTGCTCGGCGAGCACCTCGGCGACCTTGACCCGATCAATGCGCGTCACACCGGCAGCGAGGATCGCCTCGGCCGCGGGCAAGTGCGCAGCCAGCGCGTCGCTGGTCGCAGCCTCGCGGGCGATCAGATCGGCGACGCTGACACCCGTAGGCGCCGGATCGTGCACCGACTCCTCGACGACGTGCACCAGGCCGCCAGCCTCACGCGCCACGAGGTGCGTATCGGGCTGCAATTCGGCCGGCAAAGGAACATGCAGGTCAGCGGGCTGCGCAACAGCGTGCACAGCAGGATGCACCACCTGCGCAGCGACGTGCACCGCAGCGTCGAGCACCTCGCTGCGCTCCGCACCCGACAGCGCGAACAGCGCAACGGTGCACCCGGCGATGCTCAGATCAATGAACACCGGCACCAGCCAGCACAGCCAAACCGAGATCCCTGCCCAGTCGACCGCCAGCTCGGCGAGCGAGAAGAACGACAGCAGGAACGCCGCAGCGACCACGGTCACCGAAATGCTCAGCGCCGCGGTGTACGCGCGGCCGACGATCCCGGCGGCGACGAGCTTGTGCACGCCGTGCGTCGACCCGAGGATGCCCAGCGGCAGCAGGACGGCCACCGCGACCGCGATCGCCGTAGACCCGGCGTCAGGGTCGAGCGCAGCGTGCGCAGCGTTGCCCAGAATCGACGTCACGACACCGGCGGCCAGCCAGCCACGGAAATACGTCTGCGCCGACTCACGCGGCGACACAGCGGCGCTCACAGGGCCACCGCCGCATCGCGCGCAGCGGGGCGCTCGACGCGGTACCGCGACCCGTCGGGGCGCTCGTAAACGTCGTACTGGCGGGCGTCGGGCTCGGCGAACAGTTCAGGTTGCGTGTACAGGTGGCGATTCACGTCGTGGGCTCCTATCCCTCGATCGGCGATTCTGGGGGCGCACCGGGCGCCAGGGTGACCTTTGCGCGGCGACGCGCCGGGCGCGCTAGATAGCGCGGGCCTCGGCGCGCAGGCGCTTGGCGCGGTTGTTGTAGAACTCCGCAGCGTCGACCGAACGATCAGCCTCGGCGAGGCGACCGGCGGCCAGCGCCTTGCGGGCAGCGCGCAGGTTGAACTCGGCGGCAGCGTCATTCGACACCGACAGGGCGAGCAGACGAGCGCGCTTCTGCCCGTCGGACAGGTTGATACCGAGAATCATGTTCAGCGCGGCAGTGGCGTTGAACTTGGGGGCGGCGGGGGCGGCGGCGATGATGTTCGACATTGTGGGCTCCTATCGGTCGGTGCGTTGTTGGTATGCATACAGTAACCCGGTCACTGTATGCATGTCAACACCAATGGTCAGGCGATGGCGCCAAGCTCGCGGTACTGCGCCAGCTTGGCGCGCACACCCTGCGCGAACGCCCGGCGATTGGCGGCGCTCAGCTCAACGCGCGGGCTGTCGACGGCCAGCAGCGCCAGGGCCTTGCGCACCCGCGCCAGGTCGGTGCCGGGGTGCAGCGCAACCTCGCGCTTGGCGCCGCACGCCTGCCCGTTGACATGCCAACGCTCGGCGATCATCGCGGCGGCCTCGCTGCGGGAAATGGTGCGGGACATGGCAACCCCTTTCGGGACGGGGGCGCCTGGTTGGCGCCCGGTAACGGGTCAGTTGATCGGCGCGGCGAGGTTCGCGGCCGTCCAGCCGCGGTTAAACGCCTGCATCAGATACGTGCGCTGACCGGGCATCGCGCCATACATCGCCTCGGCGATCCGATCGTCGGCCAGCGGAAAGTTGCCCTTACCGGCGGCGAACGCCTCGCGCCCGATCTGCTCGGCCATCTTGTGATCCATCACGTTGGGCTCCTATCCCGTCCGCGTTGTTGACATGCATACAGTAACCCGCGGGCTGTATGCATGTCAACATGGAAGCAGAAACGCCCCCGACCAGCGTCGAGGGCGTCACGCTAAGCAGCGTTCGCGCGGGTCCGATTCAAACGGTGCACCGTGCGGATACGCTCGGGATAGAACGACCGCCAGGTCTCGTGACCAGCAGGGCCGCCGATGAAGTCGCACACGATCCGGCCGGTGCTCGTCAGCGCGGCGCTGCGGAAACGGAACCGGCCACGCTCGCCGCGGATCGACACCTCGGTGCCCGGCTCCAACGTGCGGCCATGCACCACAACGTCGGGCTGCGGGGCGACCGGCGCGGCGGAACGAAACGCCTTGACCTGCTTCACGCGAGCGCCTCGCATTCCTCGACGCGACCCGCCACGCGCGGATTGCGGTAGCCGTAACGCCAGGCGTACAGCGTCGCCGTGCTGGCGGCGTTGTACAGCTCGTTGAACCGCACGCTATCCGGCGACACCTCGGCGGCGTACAGCTCAGCTAGCTGCGCCTCGTCGACCTCGTTGCGAACCTTCGGCGTCACCGGCGTACCGGCCGGTGAGAACCAAGTCTCTGTGTACATCTGCAGGGCTCCTATCCCGTGGCTTGCTTCGGCGCCGACGGTAACGCCTCAGCTGTCTGTACGTCAACACTCTCTGTATGCGCATCAACACCCGCCGCGGCCAGAATGCGTTTAACCGAGGCGTGCCCAACCCGCAACGTGCGGGCGATCGTCGACGGCGCCATACCCGAATCGTGCGCATCGAGCACCGCGGCCCGCCGGGCAGCAGTAGCAGCGCGGCGCTCAGCCGCGGCAGCGTCCCGCGCGTCGAGAGCCGCCACAACCGCCGCATAGGCGTACACCGGCAACCCGTCGCGGTACCCGACAGCCTCAACCTTGGTCATCAGGTGATAGAAGCTGCTGCGCGGCTCGTCGCGGCCAATCAGCTTGAGCAGCCGCCACATATCCGCGGCCGTGCGGGGCTGCGTCTCGTCGACACGCGCGAGAGCCTGCCGCTGCAGATCCTCGACACGCCACGAGCAGCCGCAGCGGTAGCAGTCGGCGACCAGGGCCTCAGCGTCGACATACAGCGGCGTGCCGCACTCACGCGGCGGCAGCGGCGTACCGCCGTCGGACATGCTCGGCGGCTGCACGACGTTCTGGCACGGCCCCGCGTACTGCGTATCCGGCGGCAAGTCGATCACACGCTCAGCATCCGAACGCCACGCCAGCACCCAACCGAGCGCCTCCGGTGCCCACGGGTGCGCCATCATCGCGCCCGGCTCACCCGCCAGCCAGCGGGCCGCAGCCTCAACCCGAGCAGCATCATGCGGGCCGCCCTGGTCGACACCCCCCACCTGCTCCCACCACGACACCAAACGCGCAGCGTCGCGCAGCATGTCAGCCGCCCGCGTGTTCAACGGCAACGACGGCAAACGCTCCCCCGTCGACACCCGCGGCCCACCCTTACGGGCGACCTTCGCCTCGCCATACGCCGACTCCTGCAGACGCCGCAGCAGCCAAGGCACCTCGACGAGCTGGCGGCGCAACATGCGCGTGCACGACCAGCACAACGGCGTGAGAGCCTCGGCGCCACAATGGCGACACTTACCCTCATGCGCTGGCGGCACGTCGGCCGCAGGTGTGGCGACGTCCAACTCAGACGGCGCGGTCGGCCGAGGCGACCCGTAGTAACTCAGGCCGTGGCTAATTGCCGGCGAACTAACCGGCGTGCCCGGTGACCTGCGCGGATCGCCGAAACTCGCAGAATCCGGCAAACTCATAGCTTGCGCACCGCCCGAGCCAGCGAGGCGCGCTCGCCAACCATTGCGTTGATATCGGCGCGATCGTCGGCGACCATGCGCTCACGCTGCGCCAGAGTGTCTTTGCGCCAAGCAATCTCAGTGTCGAGGGCCGCAATGCGAGCCCGCAACAGTGCCTCGGCCGACCCGTGCACGCGGCCGATGTTCTCGCTGTACCTCATGCTCGACCAACCTCCGTGAACGGTCCATAGTTCGGATTAGGCGCCCGGTCGGCGTACTCACTCGGGCAATTCACCCACTGCGGGCCGTTCGGATCGTCGAACTGCTTGTACTGCCACAGCGATTGCATGAAGCACCAACGCCAGTGATCGCCGTCGGCGTCCTCCCACACAAACGGCCGCTCAGCCATCCCCAGATGCGACACACGGCGCTTACCAGCAGGCACCGGCTGCAGCGGACGGCGCGACTCGATCGGGCGCGGCATCGTGCCCGGCGCGCGGCGATCCTGCACCAACTCCACCCGCGGCACCTGCGCACCGTCGAGGCGCATCGCGTTCACAGCCGACAGCCCCGCGCGGATCGCCCGAGCAGGCGTATGCGACGGGTGCGAAATGCGTGCGGCGACAACCTCGGCCATCTTGTCGACCTCGGCGACCGACAACTCGATCAGATCAGACATGCTCGACACCAGCCGCAGCGTTCGCAGCCATCCACTCAGCGATAGCCGCATCGCCCCAGCCCGGCGACGCGAGGCGGATATGCACACCCGGCTGCTGAGCGATCGCAGCCAGCACCTTGCGGCAATGCATGTCATCGACCTGCGAATCGTCAAGCCACGCAACATCAGTCAGGCCATCCAGCACGGCGCGGGCCAGCTTGTCGAGGTCGGGGCGCTTCACAGCCGGGGGCGTGTAGCTCTTGGGCGTGCCCGACGGGCGCGGCATGACGAACGTCAGCGACGCCGTGCACGGGAATTTCTTGCCCAGCACCGGCAACCCGGCGGCGAGCATCGCGTCAGCCGCGGCCAGGGCGATACGCTCGCGCCACGGGCCGACAGCAGCCGACGACTCGACGAGGATCGCCTTACCGCGCGTCTCCCCCGGCTTCGGCTTCGCAAACCCCTTGAAGTCCTTCGATCCCTGCGGTGCAGGCTTGCCCGGCACGAACAGGCGCAACTGCCTGCCGCCGTTGCGCTCGTGCGTCACACGGGCGCTCAGAGCCGCATACAGGGCCTCATGCGATTCAGCGGGCAGCATGTCGAGCACCAGCTCGGCAGCGGCAGCCTTGGCGTGCAGCTCGGCCCGCTCGGCAGCCTCGGCGGCGCCCACCATGTCGGCGGCAAGCCCGAGGTCGAGAGTGTGGTCAGTCACTCGTTTCTCCATATTCAGTTGTGGTCGAGCTGCATTCTCGCGGCGGAAACCGTCAACAACGCCGGTCAGCGCCCCGCCAGGCCCCCGCTACGGCGCGCGGCGCCGCAGGATTAACCAGAGCCGGGGTCAGTACGAGTAGTACAGGTTTTTCCATATGAGCCCCACACACGACCCACGGCGCAGGGCGACCAGCGGAAACGCCCCGATTCTCTACACGTGACGTCAACCCGAAAACATCTGTACTACTTGTACTGAAAGCCTTTTTATAGGCTTTTACCTGCGTCAACGTCAGCACAGATTTGTTGATACGACCCGTACTGATCTGTACTACCTGTACTGCCGCAGTACGCATCAAGTACAGATCCGTACTGTTTGCCAGCGCCGCCGATTGCGAGGGCCACCGCAGCATCAGCGGAACCCGCCCGCCAGCTCGTGCGACAAGTCCCAGCCCTGGCGCAGGGCCAGCCCGGCGTACGTCCGCACGCTATTGCTCACCACGCTGCGCACCCCGAACCGAGCCGACAGCTCACGCCCGAGCTTGACCTGAGACACCATCGCGTCCTCACCGTTGGACATGGCCCAGCGTTGATACGCCTTCAACACCAGGGCAGGCTTCGCCCCGCCGCTGGCGCCCGGCGTCAGCTCGCAGCACTCCGAGATAAACCGCCCGAGAGCGTCCTCCTGCTCGCTGTACTCCTTCGTGGCAGCCAGGACCGAGCCCGGCTCGCGGAGGCCGTCAGCGGCGATTTGACGCGCCCCCGCCACGACCCAGGCCAGGATGGCGGCGCCCTCGTCGCGGATCAGCTCAGCAGCAAGATTGGGATTGCGCTGCTCCGGCGGGACCGTATGCAGGAACGGCAACAGGCGCAGCCGCCGCCAGAACGATGTGCCGCCAGCGGAAACCTGCGGCTGGTGGTTACCCATCAGAAACAGCGTGTGCGACGGGGTGAAGTCGAAATAATCCTGCCGCATGTACCGGCCAGACAGAATGTCGCCACCCGTCAGCACCTTGACCTTGGCCTCGTCGAACTTGCTCTCAGCGTTGATTTCCGAGCACACGACCATGCGGGCACCGTGCAGCCGGGCGATCTCCGTCTCGTGCCGGTCGCGGCCCGCCAGCAGGAAGTTGGCCGGGGCCGTGATCGCGTAGTCACCCAACACATTTGCGAGCACGTCCATGAGCACGCTCTTACCGTTCGACCCACCGCCGAACAGGAACGGCAGCACGTGATGCGTCACCTTGCCGATCGCAGCGAGCCCGGCGAGGCGCTGCACATACCCGATCAGCTCCACGTCGTCGCCGAACGTCCCGGCGAGGAACTTCTGCCAGGCCGGGGCCACCGCGGCAGGGTTGTACCCGGCGCCGGTGATCTTCGTATGCCACCCGTCGGGGCTGTGCGGCAGCAGGTGCCCGGTGCGCAGATCGACGACACCGCTCGGCGTGTTCAGCTCGTACGGCTCGGCGTCGAGGTCGGCCAGGCGCACCCGCATGTCGGGCGAGCACTTGGCGAGCGCGACCATGTTCTCAAGCCCCTTGCGCGACAGGCTGCGCATACGGTGCTGGATAACGTCTTTCGGGCTGTCGTCGTCGAGCTTGATCGCCTCGACCACGTGGCGCGCGGCGACGATCGCCTCGCCCTGGTCGGTGCCGTGCTCCCAGCGGGTGCCCTTCCAGCTCAACCACTTGCCGGTATCGGGGCAGTACCGCAGCCGGGCGCCCCATGCCTCGACGAGCAGGTCGGCGTTGCCGGTGTCGGTCAGCGTGACCGCCGGGGCAACCGGATTGCGCCGGGCGTTTATGTCCACGACCGGGGCCAATGATCCCTCTGAGCTAACACCCTCGGCACCAATGCCGGCGGTTTGCTGCCGGTCGTCGCTGCCGGGCATCGGGGCAAGCTCGATCTGCCGGGGCTCGGCGCGCTGCCACAGGTGCAGGTGCGAGCCGAACTCAGTCGCCAGCTCGGCGTCTGTCTTGGTGGCGACGTGATGCTCGGCCCAAGAGAATGCGTTCGGAATCTCGAAACTCGGCACGTCGCGGCCGGTCGCGGCGCACTCGGCCATGAACTTGTCGACGATCATCTTGCGGGCCTCGGCGAACTCGTCGGCCGTCAGGCACTTGTTGCGAACCGCGGCCATCAGCCGCACGGTGACCTTGACCAGCCACGGGTGCCGCTCGGTGATCGGCTCCTCGCGCCACGCCTTGATCGTCGGCGCGAAATAGTCGCAGGTGCTCGGCGCGAACGTCCAGCCGTCAGGCTTGCTGATCACCTCGTGCGAGGTGCGCCGGTCGCCCTCATACTCGGCGACGCCGTGCTCGTCGAGGCGCTCGCGCAGCTCGTCGAGGCCCAGCGGGGCGCCGGTGTCGCCCTCGATTGTGACGGGCTTCGGGTTGTCGGTGTCCTTGAGGTTGTGCGAGCCGGGCACGCGCAGCACGCGGGCGAGGTCGTAGACACCGCGGTCGATCTTGGCGCCCAGGCCGTCGGCGACGATGCACGCCAGACGGCCCCACCTCTTGAGCAGGGCCGCCGCGTCGGCGCGCAGCTCAGCACTCGCCGCGATTGTCTGCTCGTCGAGGTCGCCGACGGGCTCAGCCGGGGCGATCGTGCCGTCGTCGATCGGCCAATACGGCTGCAGGCCGTTGCCGCTGTACACAACTGCGCTCGGCCGGGTGCCCAGAATCGCGCTCAGCTCGTCGATCACCTGGTGGGCGTGCTCGATATCGCGGCAGGCGCCGGGCTTGACGTCGAGGTCGCACCAGATCGCGGCGAGCCGGGTCACGTCATCAGCCCCGCCACGGCCCTTCTGCTTGCCGTCTGCGTCGACCGGCCGGGGCAGCGTCGGATTGACGCCAAACCAGCAGTTGCGGCCGTTGGCGAGCGCCATTGCGAGGCCCTGCAGGCTGTCGCTGTCCTCTTGATACTCGACGACCGTCGACGAGAACGGGCCGCCGGGCGCCTGGTAGTTGAGGCTCACATGCTCGCCGTCGGTGTACCCGAGCAGTTCGAGCAGATCAGTTAGGCCGTTCACTCAATCCTCTATTCAGTTGTGGGGCAAGGGTGCTCGCGCGTTCACAGCGTGACGCCGTTGCCTGCAGTGACCGGGTTGTCGGGCACGTCGAACAGACCGCCGTCGGCAGCCTCCGCAGCCGCTCGGGCTGCAGCTTTATCCGCGGCGGCCTTGAGCTTGGCGCGGTGCCGCTTAAGGCACGCCTGGCAGTACGCAATCAGGTTGCCGTCAGCGAGGTTCCGGCCGTCGCCGTCGCGGGGCACCACGGTGAGGCTGACCACCTTGTCGGCGCCGTGAATCGCCGGGCGGCCGTGCACGTTGCCGCAGCGGGTGTGACCGGCGAACCGATGGCTACTGCCGCAAGAGCCTTCGCACTCGCAGCGGCCGTCAGCTCGGGTCAGCGCAATGCGGTCGAACAGTTCTGCGCCGTTCACTACGCGCGGGCCTTAATCGCGGCCTTGATCATGTCGCGCCGGAAGTCCGACCACATGACGTCGGTCAGCGCGTCGACGACGACCGGGGCGTGCGCGTGACCGGCGGCAATGAACTTCGCGGCGACAGACTCGTCGGCCTGGTCGAGGCGCACCTCGGTGTAGGCAACGCCCGCCTTGTCGAACGCATCCTTTGTCAGCTTGCACTTGTAGCACTCAGGGCCGGTTGTGTAGATCGTCAGCATGTTTCGGTGGGCTCCTATCCCTCGAAATGGCTTGTAAGACAGAGCGAGCCGGTAACGCCCCGTTGCGGAACGTCACCGGCTCGCAGCGCGTTGTGCGCTTACTTCTGTGGCAGCAGTGCAGCGAGTGCGGCCAGCGCCTCGGGCGTCATTCCCGCCGTCGGGTCGGCCTGCGCGGGGGCCGCCGCGGCTGCGCCCGGTGCGGGCTTCTTGTAGGTGGCGCTGTACAGCTTCGGCGGGTCCAGGTTGCCCTTCTTGTCGCCGTCGCCGGTGTAGGTGACGTGCAGCTCGCCGCCGACGTCCAGGCCGCGGGCACCGGCCGAAATGACGGCCTTCTGAACGGCCTTGCGCATTTCGCCCTTCACGAACAGGCGACGCTTGCCGTCGTCGTCCTCGACCTCGGGGTCGCGCAGATCGGTCTGCAGGGTGACGACGAGCTGCATACGCGGGCTGCCGTCCTTCCAGGTCAGCAGGTCGCCGGTCTTGTAGTCGGTCATCTGCCGCTGCTCGGGCTCGATGGCGATCACGCCGCCCACGGTGTCGCCGGGGCTGCCGAACTTGCCGGATGGGACGCCGCCGCCGCCGAGGAAGTCGTACGAGTCGTTGCTCATTGTTCAGTTGTTCCTTTGTTCAGTTGTGTTCCGTTATTGCTTTGCGCCCGTTTCCCTCTCGGCCCGCCAGGCGCGGCGGGGGCTCATGTCCCGTCGTAGTAGTCGGGATAGTCGTCGGCCGGGCAGTCGCGGTCATACTCGGCCTGTTCGATCCGTTGCGCGCAGAACCCGCAATCGTCACCTGCGCAACGGTGCTGGCTCATTACGGGCAATCTCCTGCGTGCTCAAGCCAGCAGTGCGGGCATGTCGGCCGCTTGCGGGCGTTTACGGGCTCGTGCGAGTTGTCCTCGCAATCAACATGTATAAGGCCGCCGTCAGCCATAAACGCCACCTCCTCGCCGGGTCGGATCTGGCTCGGGCAGCCGCCGCACCGGCCGAAATACTTCGCGGTGAACGTCGACCGCAGGCCCGCGCTCACTGACCGGCCTCGGGCAGCTCGTCGAGCGCCTTCTGTGCCTGCAGCATCAGCCGGGTTGCGTCATTGGACTTGCGCGTCACCTCGTCGATCTGCGCGTTAATCACGTCGCGCTGAGCGTGCAGCAGGCGCATCTGCCGCCACTGCACCCGCTCGGTAGCCTCGGCTGCGGCGAGCTGCTGCTGCCACATTGCCCGCGATGTGTCGGTCAGCGTCACCGGCAGGCCGAGCGCCTGCGCGTTCATCGCCGCGGCGACTGCCGCGACGTTCGGGCTACTGCTCATGGTGGGCTCCTATCCCCTGCCAGCTACCGCCGGCAAAATTGCATCGGTGCATGTCAGATGGCCAAACTGCCGTAATCGGCAAATGCGCCGATCGCGGCCGGGCCGTTCGGGAAGTAGTCGACAGTGACGTACTCGCCCTCAACCGAGCCGGGCGTGAACGTGTACAGGGTCAACTGCTCGACGACCCACCCGACGACGACTGGCCCCTCGACGAGCTGGCGAATGCGCCAGGGCGCCGGGGGCTTCACTGCGCCCCACCCGTGCAAGCGTGCGGCTCGGGGCGACCGGCCGACGGGGAGAAGAACGGGCAGAACATGCAGTTACTCGGCACCTTCGGCACCAGGGCGATCCGCTCGGGGTACTTGTCGACCTGCAGCTCGTCGAGCGCCACGAGAATGTTGTCGAGGTTGACGAGCGCCCCGTCGATAATCCCGTTGTTGTACGGCTCAGACCACACGAACGACGCCGACAGGGTGCCGCCGCGGGGGATAAACCAGATCGCCACCCGCTTGACCGGGAACCCCTCATTTTGGTATCCGCGGCCGTAGGCGTGCGCCTGCACCCGATACTCGGGGGCCTTGTCGACCGGGCCGAATTTCTTGTACTCGGCGAACCGCGACGCCCCCGGAAACTTGAGGTCGATCACGGTGTCGGTCCATGTGTCGTAGAGGTCGCACGTACCGGACAGGCCGCCGCGCACCGTAACCCGCCGCTCGGTGAACCACCGGCCGACGTACTGCGGATCATCGCCGCCCGCGACGCCGCGCAGGACCGTGCAACGCTGCTGCCGATCCTTGAGCCACTGGTCGACAATCCGCTCGTTGTCGAGGCTGACCGCATCCTCAAATTTGGTGTGCCCGGCCGTGCCGAGCCACGCGGGCAGCGGGTCGCCCTCGGGGTTAATCCTCGGCAGCTCAAGCATTGCCGAGGCCAGCCGCCGCGGGCACGGGTGCCCAATCTCCGACGGCCCGAGAGCGCGCTGCAGTGACCGGCCGTGCTGCGCCCAGGCGCGTTTAAACACGCCCTTGAGGTCGGCCAGCAGGTCAGCGTTGAACTGCTGCTCGTCGGTCGGCGGCCGATCCCGCTCGGGGGCGTCGTCGGTCAGCCCGAAAAACGCTGCATTGCCGCTCACGCCATCATCCCCTTAACCCACAGGCGACTCATCCACTTGACCGGCTTCGTTGCCGCCTTGACGGGGGCGGCGGGGGCCGTGTCGTCGTCGCCGTCGACCTCGACGTCGAGCGTGCCCAGGTGGCAACCGAGCACGGTCAGAGCAAGGCTCACCTTCATACGCCGACCTCCTGAATGTTGTTGTTGCTCACCGCTTGCAATGCCTTCCGCACCTTGTCGCTCAATGTCGCCGGGTCGATCAACGCCAGGCTGTCGACATTCGGCCGCCCGATCGACTTCTCGCCGAGCATCCGAGCGTTGCCGCGCCAATCCATCTCGGCGACCCACCGGACGCGCGCCGTCCTGTCGACGGCCTCGACGCGACCGACCTTGAAACTGCTTGCGTTTCCGTCACGGCCGCCTCGCCACACGATCGCGCCCGGCTCGATCCGCTGCCCTGCCCAGTTGAACGCCATCAGAGCTGAGCCGCCGCGGTGTGGCGCAGCATGTCAAAGCACAGCCCCGTCGCTGCAGCGTCGCCAATCGCGGTGTGCCGCTGTGCGACCTGCACGCCCAGGCGCTCGGCCACGTCGTCGAGGCCCGCCAGCTCGGTCGGATCGCGGTCGAGCTTGCCCGCCGAATACGCCGCCAGGTCAGCGAGCCGGTGATGCCACACCCGGCCGACCGGCGATGTGAACATGCACCCGGCGCGCTGCCGGGCGACGATCGTCGAGTCGAACGCCGGGTTACTGCCCGCAAACGTGTTGCCGCGCAGCCAGTCCTGCACCTCGGACCACGCGACAGCGGTCTGCCGCTCGTTCAACGCCTCACGCCACACGCCGCGCTCGTAGTACCCGTTGATTTCCATCGCCTTCGGGTCAGCCGCGCCGAGCTGCTCGCACGTCACGTGCGGCACGAACCGCAGCGACTCGCCGGTATCGACGTTGAGCAGTGCGACCTCCAACGGGGCCGCGGTGTCGTAGTCGAGGCTGGTCGTTTCCAGGTCGACCACGATCAATTTCCTTGCCATGCTTGGGCTCCTATCCCTCGATTGAGAGGTGATCGACGCTGATCACCCCGGCGTACTGGTTGACGGTCGGGTCGGTGTTGAACATCGGAAGCGGTGCGTACACGCTGATTTCGGCGCCGTTCGGCATCTCGTCGAGCACCGCGTACAGATCGCGCACCTTGTCGCCAGGCTCGACCGTGATCGTCGTGTGGTGCGTCTCGGAAACCTTCACTTGCTCACCACCGACAGGCGCGTCTGCTCGTTGGTGTCGAGGCACTCGGCGTACACCTCGGGATGCAGCGACTGCACCAACTTGCCGCTGAGCCGGGTCACCTTGGTGCGCGAACGCTTGACGACAACCTCGCCGCCGACCGTGCCCTCGTCGTCACCGCCGAGCGCCTCGTCGATCGCCGCCTTGGCGTTCTTCTCGATTTCCTCCCACTTCTTTTTTTCGATCCGCGCGTGCGCGAGGAGGTCGACGTGTCCCTTTACCGCTGAAATATCCACTTACCTATCCCTTTTCAGTTGTCGCCTGCGCAGAAACTCGCGGCGGTCGATCTTGTCGGCCATGTCCCGCACACTCGGCACGCCGTCAAGGCCGCTGGTCAGCTCGCGCTGCCGATCCAACGGCGTGACGAGCATCGGCCTCGTGAGCGAGTCGCCGCCCCACGCGACCGCGAACTCAACCGGCCAGCGGTGAATCTCGCGCAGGTTGCGCAGCGCCGAGCTGGCGGCCGCCGCGGGATCGTCCACGCCGTAAGCGATCCGGTGCTCGATAGCGTCGGCGAGGCCGCCGAGGTAGGCGAGCGTCGCATCGAAATGCTTCGCCTCGACCAGATCCTCGACGACCTCACTGTCGGCCCACCACGGCCGATTGTTGACGGTCACTGCGCTGGCTTGACTTCCAGCAGAACCGGGAACGCCGACAGCCAGCCGATCCGCGGCCCGCCGGTGAACATGTCGTACGTCTTGCCGACCTCGACCGACTCCCAGATATCCCAAGAGTTGAAATGCCCGACCTCGATCGCGTCCTCGACATTGAACGATCCGCACGACGTCGTGACGCGCTTTGTGCGCGTGGTGTTTCCGTCAGTGCTGCCGTAAAGCGTGTCCTTGGCCTTGACGGTGCAACCCTTGTGCCATTCCTGGTTGGATATTGCGCAGCCCGACAGCGCCGCGGCGGCGCCGATCGCGCCGACGGTCATGCCGACGGCAATCCGGTTGATCATCTGCATTTGCGTTGTGCTCCTTCGGTGGTTGGTCGTTGGTCAGGTCAGAAGAAGATCGGAATACCGACACCGGGCAGGCCCGGCTGCGGCACGAAGATCACGCCGCTAGGCCCGCTATCCTGCTGCCCGCCGCCGCCATCGACGCCGCCCTCGCACGCGGTAGCGCCTGCAGCGATCAGCGCCGCGGTGGCGACGACGGCAATCTTGCGAATCATGTTGTGGGCTCCTATCCCTCGGTTGTGCTCAGCGCCTCGCGCCGGGCGATTTCAAACTCGATGTACTGAATTGCCTTGCGTAAGTCCTCGATTGCGTCGTGCTTGAGGTCGCAGCGCCACACGTACTTGGTGGCGTTGCCGAGGCAGAACCCCATGTGTTGCGTGACGTCGATGCACTCGATTGGGTGACCGCACGCCTTGCACTTGGCCGGGCTTGACGTGTAGTGCGACGGGTGCGCCACCATGTCGGGCGTTTGCTCGCCTGCCTCGCCGGCCAAGCTGTCTGCGCTGGTCGGGGAGTTTTCCGCGACGCCGGTGTCGTTGCTAGGGCCGTGGGCCATGTCGCAACCGAACGCGAGGCCGCCGCCGAGGTCGAGCAGCATCGGGGTGAACTCGCCGACGGGCCGCCGGTATGCGACCTTGAACGGGCCGACCGCGCCGCGGCCGTGCACGTACACGCCGCTATTCCATGCAACCCAACCGCTGCCGGGCAGCCAGCCCCAGTGCGCGCCGAGCTTGTCCTGCCACACGTGCGCCGGGTCGGCATCGTCGAGGCTGTCGACGTTGCTCTTGCCGAGCGCCTGCGGCAGCGCCTCGTCGAGCCACACCTGCGCTTGCGCCCTCACTCCGTCGTCACCTGTGGCGAACTGGTGGGCCAGGTCGGCGAGCTGCCGCACCGACTCGGGAATGACGTACGTCGTCGCAGCCCATGCCTCGGGGTCGCCCGCCTCGGTCGCCGAACTGTCGACGTCCATCCCAAACAGCGGGGTCTCGTCGAACACCTTGCCGACGCCCTCGGCGATCTCGTCGACCCGCACGCTCACCGCCAGCTCGCCGAGGCCCATCAGGTCGCAGACCCGGCACCACATCGCCCCGCACGGGTCGAACACCCGCGCGTCATACAGCCCGCACACATCGCAGCGGGCGCTGTTATCGCTGTAATCGCTCATGCCGCAACCCCTTTAAGTTCCCGCTTGATCCGCCGCCGTGCTCGTTCTGTTGTGCCGCCCCAAATGCCCGTTGGGTTGACGGGCTGGCTCAGCGCCCATTCGAGGCACTCGTCGGACACCTGGCAGCCGCCGCAAATGCGCTTGGCCTCGCGGGTGCTGCCGCCCTGCTCTGGAAAGAAGATTTCGGGGTCGGTCTGCGCGCACACGGCCTTATCCCGCCACGCCTCGGGGTCGTCGTCGAAATGCCCTGCGTCGCTCACAGATCGACCTCGCCGTCGTCCTGCTGGTCGGCCTCGTCGTCGGCCTCGATCTGGTCGAGCACCGACAGCGGCACGCCGTCGGTCGTCTCACGAGTCGGCACGAGCTGCTGCAGCCCCTCGGCCGCCAGGCCGCCGCGGGACAGGTGGCGCAGGTACTTCATGGCGCCGGTGCCCTCGACGTCGACCATTGCGGCCAGGGCGACAGCGACGCCGGTAAGTGCGTGACGGTCGAGCTTGCGCAGCCGTGCCCACACCTCGCCGGGGTCGTCGTCGCGTACCTCGGTCGCCAGGTCGAACGCACGCTCAAGCATGTGCGTGCACTGCTGCGACCGCGGGCCGTGCTCGAAACTGATCGGCCGACTGCCAGCCTTGGCGGCCTTGGCGATCCGAGCCGCACGCGCCGAGGTCGACGAACGCACAAGCAACGCAACCTGAATGATCGCGCGGCGCGTGAACGTGCCACTTCCGCGATCCCAGCCGTGAGCAGCCAATTCGTCACCGTGACGCTTCAAAACCTTGCCCAGGACGTCGCTTTGGTCGATCCGCAACAACCGGCACACCTCGTCAGCGGTCGCCGTGTCGCCAACCCGCGGGGTGAACATGTCGAGCACGTGCGTGTTATCGACCGCGGTCGCGTACTCGTCAAGTGCCGCAACGTCGTACATAATTTTGCGGCCGACGATCTGGTGCGCGGGTGCCGTGCCACTGCGGCGGCGCCAGCGCAGTGCATTGCGCGTAATCCCAAGGCGCACAGCAGCCTCGCCCTCGCCGAGCTGCGCGGCCGTCACCGTGACACCCCCTGAGGCTTGACGTGACCGGGGCAGGTGGCGTCACACCGCTGGCAGTCGGCACAGTCGGCCGTGCGGCCGGGCGTGCGCATCCTGTTGACGGCGTTCACCGCGGCGGCCATCGCGCCGAGGCTGGTCAGCCCCTCGGCCCGGTAGGTGTCGAGCACCGCGGCGGCGATCCGCATTTCTTCGTGCGAGAGCGTGATCACCACGGCGCCCCCAGGTAGAACCCGATCCACGCGGCGCCGACGAGGCACCCGACGGCGGACATGGTGAGGTGAAGCAGGAACACGCCGACGATCGCGCCGAGGCGCTCGCCGGGCTGCCGATCCGCCGACACCCGGCGCTCGTGCGTTAAGATCCTGTTCGACATAACAAGTGGCTCCTATCCCTTGGTTGTGTCGGCCAGCCCCGCCTAGCGCGGGGCTGTGTCGTTTGTGGGGAGGTGGGGCGCAGCAGTGGCCTCGCCGGGAGTAGTCAGCGGGTCATGAGTCACGCTTGCGGGGAGAATCTGAAAGAACCCGTTTGACGCCCCACCTCCAAGCTCAGCCGAACCGCTCCATATCGGGCTCGCCGTGCAGCGGCTCGGCGACCGTGGCGACCGGCATCAGGTACTTAGCGAGGTCGTCGCGCTCGGCGAGCTGGCGATGCGCCTCGCCGAGGTCGGCCAGCGCCGCGCGGTGCGCCGCGTCCAGCTCGTCACGCTCCTGCAGCAGGTAGGCGTTGTGGGCGCCGATGCTGTGCAGCGCGGCGGCCTGGTCGGCGATCACCTGCCGCCCGGCGTCGCGCTCGCTGCGGGCCTGGTCGCGCTCGCGCAGCGCCTCGTTCAGCTCAATGCGCAGCCGGGCCGCGGCGGCAAGGTTGCGGGTGCGGGTTGTCATCGTCATGTCAGCGGCTCCTAGTCCGACGGCGTGATGTGGGTGTCAATGCGAGCGGCCGGTTAGCGGCAGGCGCGACGCTCTTGCGGCCCGACTCGGGGCTGACCCGGAACGATTCGAGGGCGGCGTCGATATCGGCCTGCGTCATCCGCCACGACCGGCCGATCTTGCGGCCAGGAATGCGACCGGCCCGAACCTGCTCGGTCAGCCACCGCTCCGAGCACGGAATCAGCGCCGCGACCTCAGCAAGCGGCCGGGTCAGCGCCGGGGCCGTCATCGCCGAGCCTCGACAGAGACCAGTTCAGATAGCGAGCCCCCCAGCTCTCCAACGATCTGCGCCAGCACGGTGAGCGTTGCCACACCTGACCAATCCGCGCGGAAAGTGGAGTAAACCGTGGTTCGCCCGACGTTGATCCTTTTTGCCAAAGTTGCACGATCTTGAATCTTGTTGCGGCGCATCCTGTTTGCCACATTGTCGCGCCGCCAGTGCAACTCATGAGTGGTTGTCTGCACGGTGTGAGACGCTAGCACGAACAGTCCCGAAATCAGGAACATCTGCCGCGTTTCGGGACGCTAACGAACGCATGAGAAGTGCATAAATGCTGGTCCGAGAGTTGTTCAGTCCCGAAAACTGAACTAAAGTGACACGCCAGGGAATAAACAGCTCGATCGAGAGACAGGAATCACGAGCCATGTCCGACGACGACACCGACAAGTCACTCGCCGCCGTGCTGAGCTACCTCGTAGGTAGACAGCTCAAGCTGCGCGAGCTGCTGGAAGCGTTGCAAATGTCGCGCACCCGCTACTACAACCAGGCCGAGGAGGGGCGCCTGATAACCGCCGACAACCTCATCAGGGCCGCCCGCAACCTCAAAATAAACGAGGTCGACCTGCTGGCCCGCTACAACCTCATCAGTGACGACGCGATCCGCGCCTACGCCGAGGGGCTGGCGCCCACGTCCACCCCTCAGACGCTACGGGTGGTTGGGCAGGAGGTGAAGGAAGCGCCGAAGAAGACCCGCCGCCGGTCGACGACAAGGCAAGTGAGGACTGATATTCCGAGTCTCTGAGATGTAATTTCTCGCCACTCTGAGGCGTGGTTTACAGTGGCGGCAGTTTGATCGCCGGGCCGCCGCCCGCTTCCCCTGAGAGAGTGGCTATGTCAATAGCTGTCGCGTTTATTGTGCTGCGCTGGTTCGTTTGTGTGGTGGCTCTTGCGGCAGTTCTGTTGCGCTGGCGTAGTTTTCGCATCCTGCACGAGGGGCTGCTGACCTCGGCCCTGCTGCTGCAACTCCTCGGCGCCGCGCTCAACGGCACCGTGGCGTCAATGACGCTCGGCCGAATCATCTACGGCGCAACGGGTATCTGGCACCTTGAGGACTGGCTCGGGCGCACGCTGTACCTGTTCAGTGCCGGGGCAATCGCCGTCAGCATGTTGCACCGCGTGTGCGACGACGACGAGGTGCGCCTGTACTTCGCGCGGTGGGTTGCGCCGTGGCTCTACCTCGTGCCGGTCGTGACGCTGGCGCTGCACGTCAGCAGCCCGGCGCTGCGCGAGCCACACACCCATCACAACATGCTCGACATGCCTGCGACCGATATCGGGATCGTCGGGGCGACGGCGCTGCACTACTACGCGACGACGCACCTGCTCGCCGTGGCAGTCGTCTGCCTGTGGCACATCGCCCACGACGAGCACCAGGGGCGCATAGCGGTGCTGTGGATAGTCGCCCTGTCGTTCTGCATCGCATGTTGCGGCCTGGCGACGGCGAGCGCCTTCATGGCGACCCAGCACGCCGTTACGGCGATCGTGTCGCTGTGTGGCTACGTGACCACGGTCATGCTGTCGCTGTGCCTCGCCTGGTCGTGGTTCACCAAGCTGCGCCCGTACCGCGGCCTGATCCGCGCCACCCGCACGAGCCGCCGCGAGGTGCGCGAGGACACCGCCGAGGCGCACCGCCGCCGACTGCACCCCGACACCGAACGCGAGACGGCCTAGCTACCGCCGGCAAAGCGCCCGAATTGGCCGCTGACCTGCGGCAGTGCCCAGAAACAGCAAACGAGCCCCGAGGCGTCAACCTCGGGGCTCGCTTTGTATGCGCTCAGCCGCGCGCCGGGTCGAGCTGTGCCGCGATGGCCGCCGCGACGATCTGCCCGCTGCTGCGGTCGAGGTGCCCGTACGTGTCAACCGTGATCTTGATCGACTCATGCCCGAGGTGGTCGCGGATCGCGGGCAGCGGAACACCGGCGGCGATCAGCCAGCTCGCGCACGTGTGCCGCAGATCGTGCACCCGAGGCTTGACGTCGAGGCCCGCGCGCTTGAGTGCAGGCCCCCAGACGTTCGCGTGAAAGTTGTTGTGTCGAACCGGGTTGCCGACGTTGTTCGTGAACAGGTGCTCACCGGAATAGTCGAGCTTGTCGAGCACCGATGCATCGACGTTGATCGTGCGCACAGACTTGTGCGTTTTCGGTGCACCGACTGAATAGCTGCCCTTTTCATATGTGCGCTTTGACGCACGCGAAATGCGCACCGTGCTGGCGTCGCGGTTGATATCCGACGGCCGCAGCGCGACGACCTCACCCCACCGGGCGCCGCTGGCGACCAGGAACTCGACGAGCGGCTGCCAGGGCAGCGTGATGTTGTCGTGCAACTTGGCGAACTGGTCGCGCGTCAGGAACACCATTTCGGCCTTCTCCGTGCGCGGCAGGCGAGCACCCGCGGCCGGGTTGCCAGGGATATGCCCGGCGCGCACCGCGGCGTTGAGCGCCGACGACAGAAACCCGTGCTTGTTGGAAATCGTCTTGCCCTTGAGCCCGCGGTCGGCGAGGGCCATCACCCACCGAGCAATGTCGTCGCCAGTCAGCGCCGCGAGCGGGATCGGGCCGAGCACCGGGTCGATATCCTTGTCGACCACCTTGCGATAGTCGTAGATCGTCGACTTTTCGACGCCAGTCTTGTGGTCAAGGTAGTGCTTCAACCACGCGCTGAGCGTGTAGTGCCGAGCGGCGGCGTCGGTCGTCTCGATCACCTCAAGGGCCTTGGCCGGGCCGAGTTGCTCAACCATCCTCTTGAACTCGACGGCCTGCACCGGATCGTCGAACGACGTTGAGGTCTGCTTGCCGTTGAGCCGGTACAGAACCGACGTGTAGGTCGAGCCATCTTTGCGGGAGCCGGGGCGCAGGGAAGCCATAGCGGCCGATCGTACACATTTGTTGATGTGACTGTTGATGTAAAACGCCCCGATCAGAGTTTTAAGGCTCTGACCAGGGCGTTTACGGGTGGAGCTGCCGGGAATTGAACCAGAACTATCTAGCGGGTCTGACCTGGGAAAACGTGCCCGTTCGGCACGCGGGAGTACGCGAAAATACGATGAAACCCGCAGGACAACGGGAGCTGTGTTGATGACATCAACACCCCATCAACGCCCCCACTTTGTTTGCCGCGCCAGCAAACACCGCTCAATGGTGTGCCGGGAAACTGACGCATAGGCGAGACGGTACCGCGGCGTGCCGCCGCAGGCCAGGCCCCGCCGATTAGGCTCGACGTCGTGAAACGAATACTCGCCGCGGCCGTGATCGGGGCCGCCGCTATCGTCCTGGCGCCCGGCGCCGCCCACGCCGGTGACGCCGGATACCTGGCGAGGATCAGCGTCGACTACGGGCTCGACATACTCGACGAGCGCGAGGCGCTCGCCCTCGGTTACGCCGTGTGTGACGAGCTGCGGGCAGGCAAGCCGCGCGAGGTGATCGCCGATCGACTGTTTCTGAAGGTTCTCGACATGACGCGCGAGCACGCCGACGGCATCGCGTTCAGCGCGCAGCGTGAGCTGTGCCCAGAAACGGCGCAGTAGGCCCGCACAGACACGAAAACGCCCCCGGCAGGTAATCCCGCCGGGGGCGTCGTCGTCGAGGCGCTCAGGCCGCCGCGAGGCTGAACAGCGCCAGCTCGCCCGTGTCGCGCCGGGCCTCGCAACGCTCGCAATCGCACGCCCGCGCCCACCCGCCGAACCTGTCGCATCCGACGATGCGCCGCCGCCACTGCAGCGCCCACTGCAGGCAATTGGCGCACGACTTGTGCGTGCAGCCCGGCAGCGGTGCGTTCTTCCGCGCATTGAACGACCACGCCATGCTGTCGGCCGTCGTGAGCAGATGCCCGTACTCGCGCAGACCCAGCGACTTAACGCCGAACCCGTGCACCGGCAGGCCGGGATCGCGGGCGAGCAGCGCCTCGAACACCGCGCGAATCTCGCCGCTGTGCTGGCGGCGGCACACGCTGCCGACGCCCACCATGTCGAACTGGCCGAGGTCGACGCCCGCCTCGCCGTACATGTCCATGCAGCGCAGGTAGTCCTCGACCGCGTAGCCCTGCAGCACCGGCACGAACGGGCATTCGGCGTCGCTCGCGTCGGCCCACAGCTCGCGCAGACGCACGTAGTTGCGCACGGTGCGCGTCTGGTGCTCGACGACGCTCAGCCCGGTCTTGGCGATCATGTCGGGCTCGCACATCCAGTCCTGCGGCGCAGCCCAATCCAGACGGCCGATCTGCTCGTCGTAGCGCACGACCGCGGCGACGTACGCCTCGGGCGTGGTCTGCCAGGCGCCGAACATGCTCAGTTCAGAGAACCCGCCGGAATCGAGCGCCCACGGCGCAGCGGCGACCGGCAGGTCGGTGCGCAGCCGCGACAGCCGCCGGTGCGACACAAACAGCGGCACGCCCGCGGTGCGCAGCCAAGACGGCTCGTGCGTCCCGAGGTAAAGGTGATGCTTCATGTTGTGGGCTCCTATCCAGTTGTTGACATGCATACAGTAGCACGGCTGTATGTCCACATACAACAAACGCCCCGCCGAGCTGGCGGGGCGCGTTGCGAGGTCGAGCTACTCGGGCAGGTCGATGAACTCAACCTCGGGCGTATCAAGGCCGAGAATGTCCTGCAGCCAGACGTTGTGACCAAATCCCCAGTAGCTCACGCGAATCAGGTTGCCCGAGCCCGCAACCGGGTTGCCAGCCTCGCACGGGGTGATCGTTGCGTACTCGACGATCGCCGTCACCTTGCGGGCGACCGGGCGCTCGCCGCGCTCGGCGATGGTCAGCACGACCGGCAGGCCGCTGCGGATCGCGGCCTGTAGCGTGCGGTACTGCGCCACGGTGAGACGGTCGTCGAACTCGTGCAGCTCGGCGGCGTCGGCAGCCTCTTCCATGTAGCCGCGGGCGACCTCGCGGCCGTTGATCGTGCCGCGGTTGCAGGTGAACGGGTAAGTGGTGTTGATCGACATTGTGGGCTCCTATCCCGTGTGCGTTGTTGGTATGCATACAGTAACCCGTCGGCTGTATGCCTGTCAACACCAAAGAGGCCCCCGCCGTGTCGACGGGGGCCTCGCGGGGCCGGTGCTACTTGGCCTTGGGGCGCTTGTGCTTCTTAATCACGCCCGACATGGTGTAGACCTGCCGCACACCGCAGCCGGTGCACTCGGCGTACGCGCTGCGGTACCGGCGCGAGATCGTGCCCTCGACCGGCCGCTCGCCGCTACCGGGGCAGGCGTTGGGATCGGCAGGCTTGCCCATCGTCCACTCGACCGGCGCCGACGGAAAGCACTTGGTGCACAGCATCGCTCCATGCTCGGCGACGGCCTCGGCCTCGGTCTCGCCCGACAGGTTGGGCAGCCAGCCGATACGGGTCGTGATCCGCAGCGACGAGCAGCCGCGCGAGCGGTGAATGTGCCCGCCCGGCACCAGGAAGAACCGCAGCCAGCCCTTGTAGTTGGCGGCCTCGTGGTCGTCGATCGCCTTGTCGGCGGCGCTCTTGACGGCCACCGCGGCGGGGTACGCCTCGACGGCGCGGGCGTACCCGTCCCGATTCCACTTGACGATCCGCTCGTCGGCCGCCCGCTCGGTCGCCTTGGCGAGGGCCTCGTCGTTGCTCATCTTCCAGCCGTACCGGGTTTTGTCGTCGCCCGCGGCGCTGTGCAGGCGATCCGCGGCCCGCTCCCAGGCGGCATACGCCTCGAAAAACTCATCGGTCAGCTTGGCGAGGATCGCATCGGCTGCCTTGGCCTCGGCCTTGGTGTACTCGCTCATCGTGGGCTCCTATCCCGTGCGCGTTGTTGGTATGCATACAGTAACCCGTGTGCTGTATGCAGGTCAACATGCGAGGTTACGGCTCGACTGGCATCAGATGCACGCCGTAGCTCACAGCCAGCTCGTCGATCGCAAAATCGCCCGCCAGGCTGCCATTGTCGGCTGCCGCGCTGGCGATCGTGTCCACGTCAGCGCCGAGGCTCACGCCATGCTCGCCGAGCTTGTCGAGCATCGCCCCGAGGGCACCCTCGCGGCTCGCGTGCACCGACTGCCACCCGTCATAGTCGCCGCCCTCGGGGCCTTCAATCGTCAGGTCGAGCACCCACACCTCAGACCCGACCGGCGCGGCGGTCACGGGCGCTGCCAACGGCGATCGACCTTGCCGCGGTACTTGCGCACCGTCAGCCGGTTGATACCCATACGCTGAGCGAGACTCAGCTCGCTGGCGTTGTCCTCGACCGCCAGGCGCACGACCATACGGGCCGCCGACGTCGCAGCCTCGTACTGCTCTTTCGCCTCGGCCAGTTCCTCGCCGACCGCCTCGGGCAGGTCGGCCTCGTCGCACAGATACCGGCCGACAGCCTCGATCGCCGCCCGCCGGATATGCGCCTCGTCGTCGCCGGGCCACTCGGCCTCAATCGCTGCGACCTGCTCCTCGTACCGCGGCACGTTCGCCGCCGGGATCGTTCGGCGGGTGCCCCCCACACTGACTAGCTTGCCTCGCGCCATAGCGGCGGCCTCCTGTTCGGACAGCTTGCGCACTGTCATTACGTCCGTGCTCATTTCGGGCTCCTATCCCGTCGTGCCGTTGTTGCCATGCCAACAATACGGGCCGCCTGTATGCAGGTCAACAATACGACGAAACGCCCCCCGCCGACGGATCGACGAGGGGCGTTCGCAGTGTTTGCCGAGAATCGGCGTTTCGGTTGATCGGCGCAGGTCACAGCAGGCGCTCGAGGTTTTTGCCGGCGGTTGCTACAGCACGCTGAGCCTCGACACCTCGCCGCTGCGCAGCAGGTAGGTGAGAGCGCCGCGGCGGGACTCGCCGCCCTGGCGCTCGCGGAACCAATCGCTACCGCAGTCGAACGTCGGCGAACAAACGATCGTCTTGGTGGCGTGCATTTCGACGGCGCCGACATGCCAGTGCCCGTGTTGCAACACCTGGCAGGCCCCCGCGGGCTGGTTGTGCACTGCCTGCTTGGCGAGCCAGTCGAGGGCCTTGCCCTTGGTCGCCTGGTGTCCGTGCATCACAGTGACCACGGTGTCGCCGACGGGCACCGTCATGCTGCCCGACCACGGCTCAGGCACCCGCACCTCGACGTGCTCGTACACGTCGCGGTTGAGCACCATCGCATCGCGCACCGCGATGGCCGCCTCGGTCGCCCACCCATCGCCGGGGTTGGTGTTCCACTGCCGGTTGGCCTGGTCGTGGTTGCCGTTCACCACGTCGAGGTACACGGCCGGGGCCGCGCGGAACGTGTCGACGGCCTCAACCATCAGGCGCCGCAGCAGCCGGAACTGCTCGGCGATCGTCTCCTGCGTCAGCCAACTGTTGGCGCCCTTCTGCGACACAACGCCCTCGATGCAGTCGCCCGGCATCGAGATTTGCACCCCGGCGATACCAACGGACGCCGCCAGCTCGCGGTACTGCCGCCCGGCGGCCTCAAGCGACTGCACGAACCGCTCGACGATCTGCTCGGTAGATCCGTCACGCGACCGCTTGCCGAGCTGCAGGTCGCCAGCCTGAAACACGTACCAGTACGGCGAGGTTGTCGCCGGTTCGATCGTCGGCACCTTGCGGGCGTCGGCGATCAGCGCCTCAAGGTCGCTCGGGCCGCCGCGGTCGACCGGCTCGACGCGCAGCTTGTAGGACGCCGCCCAACGAAACTCTTGCTCCTCAAGGCGCGGCTTGCCGAACTCGTTAAAGATCGCGTTGCCCTCGTCGTCGCGCACGTACGGCCGATAGGGCACCTGCCAATGCTTCTCGCTCAGAATCTCGACGAGCCGGAACCGTTCGGGGTCGCGGCCGACCTGGCGCAGAATCTCAGCGTACTCGGGCGGCTGGCCCGGCTCCTGGTACACGGTGCCCGTGTCGATCGTGGCGCCGCGGTTGTCGAACTCGACGGTTGGCCGGTACTTCTCGTTGACGGCCGCCGGTGTGGCGAGCCTGTCAGACAGCGACATGTGCGCCCCCTCGGTGATGGTCGTTGATCAGCTCAGAGAACCGCGGGCGTTTGATCGCCAGCGGGTTGCCTGGATCTGTGGCGCAGGCCCGCCACAACGCCGACAGCGACCCGCCGGAGGCGAGCCAGTTGTCGAACGCTGCGCGGTCGGTCTCGTTGGCGTTGTCGAGCCAGCGGCATACGGCGCACTCGGTCGACGGCGCGGGCTGCGGGTCGCCGAGGCGTTCAGCGAGGCTCATTCGTGCGCCTCACTCGTTGCCATCAGCTCGGCCGGTGGTACGGGCATAGGCCCGGTGCGGTCGCCTGCGCCCCAGTTCATCACGGTGCGGATGAACAACATTGCGATAGCCAGCAGGCTGCGCGTGCGCTCGTGCCCGCGCTTCTCGTCGTCATACTTCTGCTCGACGGTATCGAGCCGAGACTCAAGGCCCGACACTCGATCAATCAGCGCGCCGTACGCCTCGGTCAGTGCCTTGAAGTTCTCCCGCTTGCGTGCCAGCAGCGCCGCCACTGCGGCGCCGGTAATCGGCGAACCGATCACCAGCGCCGCAACGGTATTCGGCGGCAGCTCGCCGAGCAGGTCGACAATGCTGCTCACTACGTCACCGCTGCCGTTCGCGCGTCTTTCGACCCGCGGCTCGACGGCGTGTTACTGGCAGCCAGGGCGCCGCCGAGCAGCGCGACGATCGCCGCCATGAGAGGCGTCAGGGTCGAATCCTGCGCCCAGCCGAAACCAACAATGAACGCCTGCAGCGGCGGCAGCAGTCCGTACACCCAGCGCCGGAACCCGTCACGTGTGTTGAAAAACGCCAGCGCCGGGCTCGCCACGGCGAGCACCAGGCCGACAATCAACTTGGCCTTGTCCTCGCTGGCGATATTCCACGTGACCATTGCCGTAACGGCGTACGGCGACAGCACGTGAATCTGCAGGCGCAAGTCCTCCCACGTGCGGATGCCGAGACGCTCGGCGGCGAAACGCCGCACACTTGCCCACACCTGCACTAACATGCCGAGGATTGTCTCGACGACCTTCGTCATTTCCGCCCCCTCATGCCGCCATCGCGCGCATGTGCGCGACAGCGTGCTCGTAGTAGGTGACGCCCGGCGACCGCTCGCGCAGGTGGTACTCGATGTGTGGCGCGGTCGCAGGCTTCTGGCCGACGAACACCAGACCCTTGAGGATCGCCGACACCGCGGCCGGGAACTCGCGCAGCGGGCTCTTGAGCATTTCGACGATCTGCTCGGCGAGGTTGTCCTGCTGCCGTGCGCCGCCACCGAGCAGCCCGCCGAGGCCGCCGAGAATGCCGCCGAGCTGGCCGCCGCCCGGCACGAGGCCGCCCGCGATGCTGCCGAGGTCGATCGCGCTACCGAGGTCGATCACGTCGCCAATGCCGTTGAACCGCACCAGCTTGAATATCGCGGTCATGTCCTCGCCAACGTCGTTGTTCGGCACGTTCGCGTAGATATCGCCGGGGTCGAACTCGTCGACCCAGAAATCGGGCGTGTCGACGATCCGCTTGTCGGAGATACCGCGACCGCCGTCGGCATCCAGCTCGCGGTACGGGTTGCCGAACGTGGCACCGGCCATCAGCTTGCCGCGCAGGTGCTTGAGTCGGCCGGTACGGAACTCGCCGAGCAGCTCGGAAACAACCCAGCCGCCTTGCGAGTATCCACACACGGCGTACCCGTCGGGCACCTCCCGCGATGGCCGCGCCTCGGCTTCGAGCACCAGGCGCACACCCTCGTCGATGCCAGTCTTGGCCGAGGCGCCCATCGGCCACATTGCCGGGATTCCGTTGGGGCCGTACCGCACTGGCTGGAAGTAATACAGATCCTCCATGCGCCGCGCGAGGTCGGCCGGGTAGCCGGTCCACTCGTCGGCCTTGGTGCCCGCCGCGGTCAGCAGCATTGGCTTGCTCACAGGGCACCACCCTTGCGCAGCACGCACTCGCTGCCAGCGAGCCCGCAGGTGCCGTCACCGCCGTTGGCGACGAGGACACAGCCGCCACCGCCCTGCGCACACGCCACCTTGCGAGCCGGGGCCTCGGGCTCGCTGGCGTCGCCGCCCTCGTCGAGGTGGTCGAGAATGCGCCGGGCGAGCGCCGCGCTGCCCTGCCGGTCTGCGGCCGTGGTCGCGGCGAGCTTGCGCAGCCGTTCGATTGCGCCGGGGTCGCCGATCTTGGCGAGGATGAACTCGGCGACCAGGTGAATGTTGGCGTCCTGGTTCAGGTCCATGCCCGCCCAGGTGTCGACGAGACCCTCGCCGACGGCGCGCAGCTCGCTGCGGCTCGGGAACTTCTTGCGCAGCTCGCCGGTGCCGGGCGCCGCGAGCCAGCGCAGCATATCCAGCATTTCGCGCTGCTCGGCTGCGGTCAGTGCAGACATGAAATCATCGCCTCCGTTTGCGATCTTGAGTAGGTCGGCGCCCATCGCCAGAGCGCCGTTGTATCGGGTGCGGCGGTCGTCGATTCCGTTCTGACCGCCGTTGACGTACTGAGTTGCGCGCACCAGATCGCGGGCGTCGGCCGCGTCGTTCATCGGGCGTTGCGTCGTCCAGTACCAGACCACGCCGACGAATCCGTAACGGTCGCCGCGCAATTCGTCGGGGTTGTCGACGAAATAGGTCGGTGTCGGCACGAGGCCCTTGCTGTGCGCCCACTGCGACAGCACCGTGAAGTTGTGCCGTCCAGTGACCTGGATCGGCCCGGCGCCGCGGAACCTGTACCCGTCGCCGGGCTGCGTGTTGCCGAGGTCGGCGCGGCCCTCGTAGCCCTGCTGTGCGGCCGTCGGCCCCCACAGCTCACTCATGAATTTCAGGCCGACCGACTCGTGCCCAACCTGCGCGCCCCACATAGCGATACGCGCCTCGGTCGTGCAATCGCACTCGTCGAGGCACTGCTGCACCGCGGGCAGTAACGCCTGATACCGAGCGAACGGCAGCGAGCCGCCCATCAGCCGCATGAGCGCGTCGGCCGCCTGCGCGTCGGCGTCGATCGGCGCCTCGGGGCCTTCGGGGTGATCGACGTCGGCGAATGCGTAACCCTTCGGCGGGATCAGCGACGCGCACTGGTCGAACGAGATCCAATAGCCTTGCGGCTGAAAGCCACTGTCAGCGATCCACACTGCACGCGCGGCCGGGTTGTCGTCGTAGCCCATCGCGGCGACGTAGTGGTACACGGTGCCGCCGCCATAGCGGGGGCTCACACTGTTCTTGACGCCGCGCGGGTAGTTGCTCGGCGGGGCGACCCAGTTCATAACCACGCCATAACCGGCGTCGATCGACCGCGTGAGGTTGCGCCACAACGCCTCTCGCTGGTCGCCGGTCGGCGGGTCGTTCTCGATGTACACCGAGGTATACCGGGCGTCGGGCACCCGCAGGTCGAGAATGCGCTCGATCAGGCCGACGTAATCGGTGCCTCGCACCGTGGTGCCAATCTCGCGGGCGAGGGTCGCCTCGGGCACCACCAGGCCGCGGGAATTGAGCACAATCTGCGTTGCGGCCGGGCCGCACCAATACCCCGTTTCCTGCGGGACGATCGCCCGATCGTAGGGCAGTACCTTTTCCATATTCGGTTGTCTCCGTTCTTAAACCGGGTCGCCGTACGTGTGCGTCGGGGTCACGTCAATGACGCCGTTCGCGTTGAGGGTCGCGCCGGGGCTCAGTGCCTTGCCGTACAGAAATGTGCCGTCGGCCTTGCGCACGGCGTAGTGCGTAACCGCAACGCCTGCAGGCACGTTCATCTGCTGCGTGGCGCCGGTCGCCTTGGCCTTGCCGTCGTCGGCGCCGCCGCTCACGATCGCCGGGGCGCCCCATGCGAACGTCTTGCGGCCGTACCCGCCGCCGGTAATCTCGTTGGCGCCCGTCTTGCCGGGATCGCCGCCGTGCAGGCTCAGCAGGTTGCCCTGCGCGAGGATCGCGGCCAGGGTGTCGAGCTTGAATTGATCTGCGGCAGCCACAGAATGCTCCTATTCAGTTGTTTGCCCACCCGAGGCCGCGCCGCAGGTCAGGGCATGAATCCGGCGTTTTGCCGGCGGTTGCTACTGGTATGCGCGGAACCACGCCGCGCCGGGGGCGCCGACACCGCCGGGAGAACCCACGAACGCGCCGCCGTCACCGCCGCGGCCAGCGCCGCCGGGAGAGTTGCCCGCCGTGCCATTGCCGCTGTTTGTCGTGGCGCCGCCGACATAGGGCACGCCGTTGAAAGTGAAGTCGCCGGGGCCGTCGCCAGGCTGGTGCAGCAGGCCGATCCGCTCGCGGTGCAACCCGCCTGCAGCACTCAGCCCTGCCCAGCCCACAGCCTGCGCCGTTGTGGGGTTGCCGTCCGTGGCGATACCGCCGACGACAGCGCCGCCACCTGGGGCGCCGCCTGCCCGCACGGTGCACAGGATCGCGGCCAGCGTCCACGGGATATGCACGCCGCGCTCCAACGTGACAGCAGCCCACTTGCCGCCCTCACCGCCATGCCCGGCGGCCAGGGCCGCAGATCCGCCATTGCCACCCGCGCCAGCGCCGACGAGGATCACGTCGACGTACCGGCACCAGTACGGGATCAGAAACTCGAAATTGCCGACGGCTGCGAACCGCTGCGAAACCGGCGCCATTGCCGGGAACGCCGCCGAGGCCGACGAGCCGCTCGTCGACGCTGCAGGCGCCACCGCCCGCAGCACCGCGGCGGCCGTTGCGTTGCCGACGCTCAGCGCCGCAGCCACAGCCTTGACGACTGCCGACGCCCTGGTCGTGCTCGTGCTGTCCGCGGGGGCCGCGGCGAAATAGTGCTCACGCGCCGACGCTGACGATCCGCTCGTGCTGGCGGCCGGGGCCGTCATGCGCAGCAGGGCCGCAGCGTCGCCGTGTGAAACGCTCAGTGCCGCAGCAGTGGCGCGGATAGCGAGGGCCGCCTCGGTCGTCGAGACGCTCAGAGCCGCCGCCAGCTCGTGCACGATCGGCCGCCATACCGAGCCGGGGCGCGGGGGCGCCGGTGCGGCGGGCGACGTTGCCCAGCCGCTACCGGCACGCGCTGACGGCTGCGGGTCAGTACCCCATCCCGCCACAGCGCCCCCTCTCAGTCATCCTCGGACTGCCGCGCGACCAACCACGCCGCACCTCGGCCGCCAGCCGAGCCCGCCGAGTAGGAGAACCCGCCAGCACCGCCGCCGCCGGGCGTGCTGCCCGGTGCGTAGGACGCATCAGGGCCGCCGAAATACGTTGCGCCGCGGTACTGGTAGTTCGGCGCGCCCATGCCCGCAGATGCCGAGTTGGGGTTGTCGCCGTTGTGAACCGGGCCGGGGCCGCCATGCTGGCCGCCGGTCGCCGAGGCGATGCCAATAGACCCGTCTGGCTTAAGCCAAGTGAGGACCGTCGGCGAGCCGTCGCGGCCAGCGTTGGCGTTGAGGGGGCCACCCGCGCCGCCCTCACCAATGTTGACGGTGATTGTCGTTGCGTCCTCTGCGAAGTCGACGCCCCGCACAAGCGTTACGGCGAACCAGTGCCCACACTCGCCGCCCTGCCCCGTGAGGAAGTTCGCCGAGCTGCCACCACCGCCGCCGCCCCCGCAGGCGATCACGTCAACGTAGTTGGCCCACAGTGGAATTTCGTAGGTGTGCTGTCCCACCTGGTCGAACTCAGTCGCAGTCGGGGGCTGATAGCCCGGCGGCACGTTGCTAATGCCGATCGACACCCACGGCACCGTGCCCGACCACGAGACAAGCTCAGCCGGGATAGTCGCCGGTGCCCTGCCACCCAACGCTGAGCCTCGCTGTGCGCCAAGGTGCTTAGTGTTGGCCGACGGGTGAACCGGCACCCACGACATTGCACACCCGGCGATGTTGTACGTACCCGAGCCCTCGACCACGAACTCGACAGCCAACACGTCGCCGGGGTCTACCTCGGTCTGGTTGTTGCCCGCGAAAACGTACATCTCCCAGCCGACCGTGAGCTGTAGCTGATTGCTCAGGTTCGGCGAGGTGTGCAGGTGCACGAGGTTGCCGTCGGCGTCCATCTGGTACACGTTCACGTAGAAGGCATCAGGGTTGCCGTAGCCGAGCCACTGCACAAAGCCCTTGGTGGCAGTCTCGCCGCAGCGAATGAACGCCATGCGGGCCGTCTGCGCGGTTATCGGGATCGTCGACGGCGCATTGCCGTAGGCGATTTCGGACAACGGGAACGACACCTCTACGGTGTCGGCGAGGCCCCAATGCGCCGGTTTGTTGCGCCGCTCGCTCAGGATGCCCGCGTGCATTGTCGCCAGGTGCACGGCGGTCTGAATGTCGTTCGATGTTTCCTGCGCGGCCTGCGCCAGCGACGAAAACGATTTGTTCTGCCCGGTTTGGCGCCGGAACCCAGACCACAGGTAGTCAATCGCCTGCTGAATCGTGTCGCCGATATTCTCGATGCCCTCGATTCCGGCGACGACGGCCGGGGGAAGCTGCGGCATGTTGTCGACGTTCACGAGCTGCGAAGCGTCGAACAGGCCGTCGGGTGTCAAGTGCAGCAACCGATTCCAAAGATCCTCGATTGCGCCACCGACGCCGCCCTTAATTCCGTTGAGCATCGCCTGCCATTGGTTCTGCAGGAAGTCGAGGAACTGCCTTGCCGCGGCCTCGGCCGAGTCAAACGCCGCTTTCAGCTCGGCGACCAGGCCCTCGACTGCAGACTTGGGCAGCAGGTTGGCGCCGAGGCTGGCAGACAGTTCGTCGAACCACACACGGCCCGCGGTCGCGCCGTCGTTGACGACCAGGAGAACGCGCACGCTGTCGACGCCGGTGTCGGGCACGACGTACTGGCCGCCGATCTTCTGCCACGTCGTTTGCGTGCCACTGGCGCCGGTAACGGCCTTGATGATCACGCGCTGCTCGCCAGCGTCGCCGTACTCCATCAGCCCGATAGCGATCGACCCGTCGGACGCCATGAGGTCGGCCCACCGAACGAATCCCGCAATGTCGAGCTTCTGTTTCGCCTTGACCGGGATCAGGTCAATGCTCAGCAGTTCGGCGATCGTGCCGTCGGCCGTCGTGCGCGCCGAGGCTGGCGCCGACTTGTACGTCGCGGCGTCGCGGACCCATCGCCCCGTCTCGTCGTCGATCGCAATTGCGTCGGTAAACGACCCGTTGGTCAACAGGTTTGGCGACTCCTGCACGATCGAGCCGAGCGGGATCTGTGCCAGCCGCCGCGGGTCGATCAGGCCGAAAATCTGACTGTTGACCCACGCTGCGAGCGCCTCAAGCGAGGCGAGCGGCGGGCCGACGTAACCGAAAACCTTTGTCAGCGCCTCGATCAGCTTCTCGGGGTCGAGGGCGCTGCCGATCAGGTCGCCGAGGCTGGCGACGAGCGCGGCCGGTGACGACAGGTCAATTCCGGTCAGTGTCTTGAATCCGTCGATCCACTGTTTCCACAGCATCGCCGGGTCGAGCTTGGGCAGCTTGCCGGGGTCGGCTGCCAAGCCCGCCAGCGGATTACGGTCGACGACCAGCGCGTGGCGATCATAGACCGGAGGCATCGCTACGCCCCCAAGTCGCGCGTAAACACGCCCTCAAAGATTCGCCAGCGGAAATCCGCTGCCGGTCGACCGAGTTGCTTAGCCGCTTCCGTGTAGTCGGCAGGGTCGCCCTCGCCGAGGTCGCGGAACTCCAACAGGATCAGCGACCAACTGACCGCGTAAGCCTCGAACGAGTCACGCGCCTGCTGCACCCACACAGAGTCAGGCGTCGGGTCGTCGACCGGAATCGGGACAGTGGTCCTTTTTGTCGTCGTGTTCGCCATTGTGGATATGACCTTTCTTCTACGAAATACCTTGCGGAACAACCAAGATGGAGACTTGTGCGTTCTTCTTGCTGAAGATGTACGCACCAAGGAACCCGTCGTTATAGAGCGACAGGTTGATGGCCGCAGGCTGTCCGGCCTGCACAATTGCGACGCCGTTGTCGGGCGCCACCGCGGCAGCGGAGTCTGCCGACGACGAGAAATGCGGCACAATCGTCGTCCAGGTGGAGATGTTGCCGAACCCGCGAGCCACCAACTCGCCCGCAGCGGGGTCGCCGAGGCGCACCTCACAGCCGATCAGGAACGGGTCTTGATCCAGCTCAACCCCGGTCGCCCTGATATGCCCCGTGACGTATGGCGTCCACGCAAAGGGCTGCGGCTCAACGGTGTAAGAGAGGATCGGGGCGCGCTGCGCCAGTCCCGTGAAATCGGTGAACGCCGCCTCGGGCACCGAGTACAGCCGCGGATGCCTCGCCGTGAAGTCGGACGGCTGCCACTTCTTCTTGGCCTCAGACCACACGAGCGTCTGCCCGTCAGTCGGCGGTTGGCTGTTGTCGTAGTCCGGTGCGCCGGTGATGTTCGTCGACGGGCCGACTGGCCCCTGCGGCGACAGCGCCCGCACCTTGATATGCGGATTAAGCGAAGTGCCAGAACGGATCACCTCGTCTTTGACGCCGGGTCCGCGCTCCGACATCGGGATCGTCTCGAACTCAAACGAGATTTGAGGTGTGGCGCCGGGAGGCCCCGCCGGGCCGGGCCGCACCATCTGGAATGTTGCGCCGGTCCAGACGTAGACAACGGTGCCGATCCACCAGCCCTTGCCCTTGTCGTCCTCGCCTAGCTCGTCCTGCAGCTCGACCAGCTCAGTCGGTGATTCCAGCGCGGGCCATTGCAGATCAACCAGCGGCGCCGGGTCGCCCTTGTCGCCCTTGGGGCCGATCAGGACGTCGGTCGTGATCACGGCCTCGCCGTCGATCATTTCCAGCGTTGCCGACATGCCGCCGGGTGTGTTTCCGTCGCCGACGATGCCGTACCACGTGGCAGACAGGAGGGTCTGAAATAGCGCGACCGCATCGCCCGTCAGCCGGGGCGCAAGCTCGGCCATATGGTGCTCCTCTTATTCAGTTGTTTGCCGACCCGAGGCCGCGCCGCAGGTCAGGGCATGAATCCGGCGTTTTGCCGGCGGTTGCTCAGTCGTCGAACGTGATCGACGTTTCGACGTGCCACGGGGCGCGCTCGTCGAGGTCGACGCCCTGCTCGTCGACGACCGTCGGCGCCGGGGGCTCGCCGAGCGCCCGGCGTCGAAATTCGGCTTGGGCCGCCGCAGACAGGTGCGGGAGGTCGTCGAGCGTCGCGCCTTCTAGCTCGTCCTCGATCGAGTCGGGGGCGTCGACCGGCACCCAATCGACCGCATCCTCGACGATCCCGCCCGTCGGTGGCAGGCGACGCTTCTTGATGACGGCCCGAGCCGGGTCGACGACACAACCTGCGCGCGCCAGGTGAAACGCAATCACTGGCAACAGAAAACGCACGTCGTACCGTCGACCGCGGCTGTCTACCGGGTACGTGAGGGCCTCGGCAATGTCGTACATTGCATCGGCCATCGGGTCGACACCCGGCACGTGCTCGGGCACGTCGGGCAGGGGCGGCAGTGTGGGAATTTCCACTAGAACATATCTCCTGATCCAAACAACATGCCTATGGCATTCCAGAACGCCGCGGCCGATCGAGCTACTTGTGATAGCGGGCTTTCCGATTCCGAGTCGCTGCCGATCGACAAGTCGAATGTTTTCGGTGTCGTCTCGTCGTAATGCAGCCGAATGGCAGACACTTGGTCGGTGTGGTAAATGCGATCAATCTCAAAGTTCGCACGCCACCCAAGGTCAAAATCGTAGTAGAGCTGATATTGACCACCATTGCGGATAGACACCTTGAACGCTTGATATGCCCGCGTTTTATGGTGCCCCTCAGCTAATGTCATTGCCGAGCTGACCGTGTAGGCTGAGCCCGAGCCTTGCTCGAAATGTTCCAGGTACCCGTATGGTCCCGAGCGCATTGCACGCACCGGGTCGGTTATCTGGATATAGGCCAGCAAAATATTGTCGGCCTGCCCCTGATAAATTTCCTCCAAACCCGAGCTGCCGGGTTGCTGGTATGCACCGGCCGGGCCAGCTTGGATAATTGCGGAAATTTGAGACAACGCATATTTGATTGCGAATGTCTGAGCTTGATTAACCCAGCCAGGACTACGACCGCCCGTGAGAATTTTCTGCGCCTTAGCACGAAACATGCTGTGTTCAGACGAGATAATCGACGAATACTCGTGATCCCGAAACGTAAGATCCGGTGTTGCCGGGGCGACGCCCAGCAGCTTGCGGATAAACGGATCGTCCACGCCGTCGCCGTCACGGTCGATATGCACCAGCGTGCTGAGAATGTTGTCGGCCGACACCGCAATGAGGTCGAGCGCGCCGTCAAGCGCCGTGCCCGTGACTCCGGTCGTGCCGCTCATATCCTCGACCGCCAGCACGATGCAGTTGCGCGTCGGCCTGGCGAGCTTCTCGCCGACGATCAACGCCAGCTCGGGGTGCGGGCTGTCCTCGTCCTCTTCCAGCCAGCAGTACGCACGCACGTGACACCCGGCGTACTTGAGCAGCGCGTCGCACACGTCGTGCGCGTTGTTCCACCGGGACATGAGCACGCTCAGCCGCGACCGATCGAATATCGGATTGACGAACTGCATTTGAACCGGCCAGTTCAGCGGGTTGAGGTTGGCGAGGTTGGACGCCTGCCCGATCCACGCGCCCGGATTCATCACCTGCGTAGGCAGTGCCAGCAAGGGCCAGTAGTTACGCGCCAGGTTGATGAAACCCGTTGTGCTCACGATCGTTCGCGTGTTGCCCGGCAGCAGCCAGGCCCGCAACGGCTGCACCTCGGGGAGGCTGAACGGCGTCGCCCCGAATAGCAGGTGCTTCCAGTGCTCGCGGTTGTGGGCGCACTCCAATGTCACTGTGCGCTGCCCATTTTCGTTGCGGGCAACGCGCACGTTGGTGACCTTGGCGTGCCACCGCCGCCGCCAGTTGCGCCGGTGCGGGTACGGGTCGATCGTGACGTGCAGATCCTCCTCGCGGCGCACGTCGGTACGCATGAACTCGACGAGCCAGTCGTCGCCGCGCAGCACAATGTCGCCCTGCCCGGTGTCGTGCAGCATTTCCTCGGCGTCGACCGACTTCTCGGCGGCCACGGTGCCGATGTACTTAAACGCCTTGTCCCACAGCCGAATGAGCGGCTTCTCGCGGGCCTCGGCGTCGATCAGCTCGCGCTTGAGGTCGAGGTACCGGAATGCCTCGATCGGATTCTTGACGGGATCAGGAACGCCGTTAGCGCCGCAAGCTGGCGGCACCCACAGCTTGCGGCCATTCTGTACATACATCTATGACCACGCCATCCGGTAGTGCTGCGGCATGACGCACGTAATCGACCCGTACGGGTTGTCATGCCGCACTTTGATGTTGGCGACCGTGCGCGGCGGAATCTTGCCGTCGAACCCAATGCCGCCGGGGATGCGGCGCTGCGCCGGGAGGCGCGCGGCCGTCACGTCGTGCAGCAGCAGCTCAAGCAACTGCGATCCGCGCAGATACTTGTAGAGCTGCCCGTCAACCGGGTCTTTCTCGGTGGTGATCGTGCGCTTAGTCGGATCGGTGTCGACGAGCATGTACTCGCCGTCTGTCTCGTAGAACTTGGGCAGCTTGATCATCTGCCCGTCGTTGCCGTCCTGAATCCACGCCTGCCCGTGCCCCTTAACGAGGTACTTCGGCCACGACTCCCACGTGCCGCGGTTCGGGCACTGGATAATCCCCTGCGCCACACCGTCGTTCGCTACGACATTCTCGAGGTCGGACAGCCACGCCTTACTCAGCGTGCGCTTGGCGTAGAACGGCCAGGGCGCGTGCAGCACGATGTTGTACTGCTGAGAGTTGTTGTCGTGCGCCGTCGGGTCGATCTTGAGCGACGTTTTCGACGCCTCGGCCAGGATCACGGCCAGCCACCGCCAGCCGTGTGTGCGGGTGAACGAGCCGAGGAAACCGGGCTGTGTCTCCGACAGCGACGACCACCACGAGTCCTCAATCAGCCGGTACGAGAACGGGTTAGGCTCCTCGATCCGCTCGGCGTTGCCGTTCGGCTGAATCACGACGCCGAGGCTGATCGTCCGTTTCTTGTAGTTGATCCGCTCGGGCTTGGCGCCGATCGTGTAAGCGCCCTCGCTGTACAGAATTTCAAACTCGGGCTGCATGACACCCTCAAGCTCCTTGGCCAGCACGACGCCCTCACGGCCTCGCATTGGCCCGGCGAGGTGCCAAACCTTGTTGTTGCTCGGGTGGATATAGACCCACTTCGTCTGCGTCGATCGCAGGTACTCGCCGTTGCGCCCGAGGTCGCCCCAGTGCGACATGCGCCGCCAGCTCGGGTGCGCCGGATTCTCGGGGCCGTACAGCGGGCGCCCGTAGGCGTCATCCGTGTACTTCGGCGGGTCAAGATAGAAATCGTCATGGATGCCGCCAAGCGTCACGGCAATTCACCCCGCTATTCAGTTGTGAAGTTCATTAGCTGGCACGACGAGCCGCCGCAGGTCAGAGACCAGATCGGCGGCTCGCCGGCCGTTAGCTACCTACTACTTGACGTTCGAGCTGCCGCTGTACCGCGAGCGCGCGTTGAGCTCGGTACGGAACTCGGTTCGCAGTGCTTGCGGGTCCATGCCAACGGGGCCGTTGAAATTCACGTCACCCGCCGGGCCTGGTGCAGCTCCCCCGCCCTGCCCGTGCTGCGTCGCGTCCGGTGCGAATGCACTCATGGCGTTGGCGACGCCCTCGGCGATCGTCGAGCCGCCTGCGGTCGCCGGGTTGAACTGACCGGGCGCCAGCGCAGGGCTGCCGCTCTGAGGTGTCCAACCGGCCGCAGGATCGCCCACAGCGCCCGGAAGCGCCGCCATGAGGCCATCGAGCCCGACCGCCTGGCCCACGCCGTCAGCGAAGCCACCAGGGCTTGTCGCGGCGCCGGTGCCGTTGGCGAGCAGGCCGCCTGCGTAGTTCACGCCAGCCATGAGCGACTTAACCGTCGGCCACTCAAGCGGATTGCTGAATAGCGACCCGTCGAGGCCGATCGACTCAAGCGCGCCCGACACGAACGTCTTGCCAAAGTCAGCACCAGACAGGCCGCCATCGCTGCCGCCCGCCGAGCCTTCTTTGAACTTGCCCTTTGTGCGCAGCTCGGCGTCGGCGTTCTCAGCGTCGGTCACCTTGTCGTGCGCCTTGGCCTGCCGCTCCTTAGCGTCGGCCAGCTCGCGGTTGGCGACGTCGAGCGAGTGCTGAGCGTCGTCGACGCCCTTGCCCTTGCTCTTGGCCTCGTCGAGCCGGGTCTGCGCCTTGTCGCGCCGATAGGTGGCGTCGTCGACGGCCTGGTCGGCGTTCTTGGCAGACGTTCGGGCCGTGTCGACCTTGCGCGACGATGCGCTCAACTGCGAGCTTGTCGCCGCGGTGTACGAACCGGCGCCGCGTGCCGAGGTGCTCGACCCGACCGTCGGCGCCCCGCCGTCGAGGCCCGTAAATGCCTCGGGTGGCAGGTGCATACGGTTGGTGAACTCAGAATCGGCCGCACCCGCAGCCGAGCCACCAAACTGCCCGTTGCCGCGCGCACCGCCCATTTCAAAGTTCGTGCCATCCGGCAGCGTTGCCGCCGTGTGCCCGCCACCGGGACCACCGTTGTACCAACCGATCTGCAGCGAGCCCGCCGGGCCGAGGCCAGGCTTAAACCCACGTGCAGCCAGCTCGTCGCCCTCGGTCGCCGTCGCAAAACGAGATCCGAACGGCGAGCGGCCGGTCGCGTAGTTGGCGATCGCCGAGACAGCACCAGAGCAGTCGCCCCAGTTGGTGCCGCCCCACACGTACGGCTTGCCCTCGACGCCTCGCGCGAAGTCGACCAGCTCGTCGGCCGACACGAGGCCGCCGTCGGCGAACCGAGGCAGCAGCTTGCCGAGCACATCACTCAGCGGCATACCGGCGTTGAGCGCCTGCAGCAGCGGGAGGTACTGAGCGGTCGTGCGGGCGTTGGTGACGAACTCGCCGTTAGCCACACGGACCATTGCCGGGAACCCGAGAATGCTGTCACTCGTGCCGGTACCGGGGCCGCTGATCCGGCCGCCGTCGGCGTACCGTGCCATCCCGCCCGCGATGTAGCCACCGCTGGCAGCACCGCCCAGACCGAACGCCCGCAGCACCGTGCCGCCCGCACCCTTGAGCGCGTCGGCGACAGTTCCGATACCGCCCACGATCTTGTCCCAGATGCCGCCAATTGCCGACCACACCGACGTAACAACGTCTTTCACAGCGTTGAACGCCGCCACGACGCCATCCTTGAACGCGCCTACCTTGGTGCCGATCACGTCGAGCACCTTCGTAAACGCATCCCAGACGACTTTTGCGCCCTTCCAGAATGTTTCGACGGCGCCCTTGATGCCCTCAAAGGCAGGCACCGCGACGTTCTGCCACAGCCACGTGAGCTTGTCGCCGAGCCAGTCGAACGCGACCTTGAGCCAGTCCCAGACCACGACCGCGGTCGTCTTAATGCCGGTCCAAATCTTGTCCCACAGCTTGCGGCCGGTCTCCGTCTTGGTGAAGAACGCCCACAACGCGACGCCGATAGCGACCACCGCGGCGATCACCAGGCCGATCGGGTTTGCGGTCAGGGCCGCATTCCAAAGCCATTGCGCCGCTGCGGCTGCGCGACTGGCGACCGCCGAGGCCATCGCTGCGACACGCGAGCGGACCGAGGTCGCTGCGTTCGTGTTCTGCGCGACCGTGTTTGTGGTCTGAGCGCCAGTGTTCGCTACCAGAGCTGCCGTGTGCTGCGTCATCGCGGCGGCGAGCTGCCGCTGCGCTTGAGCCTGCAGGAGAATGACCGGGCTACGAATCAGGTTGAACGTCGCCGTGTACGCCTGCATGAACGGCGCAGCCGCCGCAGTCGCAGCGCGCACCGCGAGGAACGCCACAGCGAGACCGCCGATTACCGGCACCGCCCAAGATGCGTTATCCGCAACGAATTTCAGCGCACCGGCGAGCAGGTTCAGCGCAGGCGTGAGGACACCGCTAAGCGTCGCCGGGCCAATCTCGGCGATCGTCCGGCCGAACTGCGCGAATGCCGATCCGACGCCTTCCAGCGCCGGGCCAGCCTGCTGCAGCGCCGGGCCGAGCTTGCCGACAGAATCCGAAATCGACTGCAGCGCATCGCCTCGGCCCTCGCCGGTGCGCAATGCCTGCACGCGGTCGACGAGGCGCCCCATCCAGTCAATGACCTTCTGAATGCCGCCGTTGTCGAGCCATGCCGTGATCTTGTTGCCCAGGTCAGTTGCCCACGGCCCAATGATCGCCGTCAACTGCGCGGTGTACGGCTTGATCGCCGCGGTGATCTTGTTAAACGCATTGGTGAACGCCAGAGTCAGCGGAGAGACGGCCGCGAAGATCGGCCCCGCCAGCTCGGCGCCGAAACGCGAGTAGGACGCCTTGAGGTTGGAGAGTTGGCCGCGGATGCTGCCGCCCATTTCCTGAGCGGCGCCGCCGATACGCTCGGCAACAACCTTCTGGAATGTCGCAGCGTCGACCTTGCCCTCGCTGACCATCTTTGAGAGCGCCTCGCCGGTTACGCCGTATTCCTCTTGTAGCCATTGGAATATCGGCAGGCCGCGATCCGACAGCATGTTGAGGTCGCCCGTGAACGCCTTGCCCGACGTCTGCACCTTGTTGAAGATTGCGCCCATGTCGGCCATTGAGGTACCGGCGATAGCGGCCGTGTCTGCGACAGTTTTCAAGTAGCCGGTGAGCTGCTCGCCCGGCTCAAGCCCGGCGGCCACCGCGGACGCTGCTGTGGTGGCAGCCTCGTCGAGCCCGAACGCCGTCTTGTCGACGGCCGCCAGGGCGTTGTCCATAATCGACTGCACTTTTTCGGTGCTGTTGCCGAGGCCCTGCAGCTTGAACTTGGCATCGTCGATCGCCGTCAAACGGCTCATACCGGCGTGCAGGGCGCCAGCGATACCCGCGGCGGCGACCGTGCCGCCGACAACGGCTGTCGCCTTGAGGCCCGTCGCAATCATGCTGCCGACGTTGCGGCCCAGGTTCATTGCGCCGCTCGTGAGGTTCGATGCGAGCTGCGACCCGAGGCCGCGGCCGACGTCGGCCGACTGCAGGCCCGCGTTAATCTCGCTGCCTGCCTGCTGCCCTACCGAGCGAGCGCCGTCGGCCCGCAGGAACCGGCCAATGCCAGTGCCGCCGCGGGCCGACTGCTCGATTCCGTCCTGCATGTCGCGCCCGACCCGGCGGCCCGCCTCAGCGGCGCCGCGGGTGTCGAGCTTGGGCTGCAGTGTCAGATCCTTTTCGGCGCCTTTCATCGCCGACCGGATACCGGGAACGAGCTTGCTCGTCTCGGGCAGAACGGTGAGGTAATACGTTGCGGACATTTACGCCCCCTTGCTCTTGCCCTTTTTTCGCTCACGCCAACGCTTTTCGCGTTCGGCGCGCATTTCTAGGAACTTGCCGACCGTTGTCTTGGTCGCCACAGTCGAGCCAACTTGGACGTACTCGCCGCCGTCGGTGGCCTTTTCGTCGTCGCCGGGCCGCGGGAACAACTCGGGCACGTGTCGCGGATTCGGTTTGGTCGCATCCTCGGTGCGCTGCCACAGGCCCACCCGCAGCGCGTCAATGACGTGCGCGAGCAGGTAATCGGTTGTATTCCAGCCCTTTTCAAAGGCGTGGAAGATTGCCGATCCTGGCGGCGAGGCGAATATGAATGCGTACAGGTCGTCCCATGACAGCGTGCCGTCGTCGAACTCGCGCCCGGCGACGATCAGGTCACGCCGTATTGCGTCCTCTACTTGCCGCGTCGCCGCGCAGACCTGCGCGATTTTCCCTCGATCAGCCCGCCGTCGCGGCCCCACCGCTCCACGAAGTCATCCCACGGGCCTTGCTGCAGGCTGTCGAGGATTTCGAGAGCCCGGTCGCTGGCGTGCATTTCGATCAGAGCGAACGTGCGCTCAAGGTCGGACAGGTGCGCGTGCTGGCGAATCCATCCCGGCGGGGGCTTGCGCAGGCACCGCTTGACGGCGATCGTTGCGCCCTCGGGGAAGTCGGCGACGCCGTAGTCGGTATCGAAGTCGTCGGCGTCGAACTTGCCGACGAACAACTGCGTGCCCTCGTCGTAGTCCTCGGCCCACTCCTCGGCGATGCTGGTCTGTTCGTCCTCGGGGGCCTCGACAGCCGCCGCGGTGTCGTCGGTCAGGTCGTCGGTCTTGGTCTCTTTTGCCATGCTGGTACTGCCTCTCTGGTGTGTTTCCTGGTGTGTCCCTGGTGTTTTGGTAGAGCGAGAGAGCACCCCGCGCGCCACCAGGAAACGCGCGGGGTGCTGGTCTATCGGGTGTCGGCCCAGTGGCTAGGCCGCGACGATCTGACCGTCGTCGCTGTACTGAATGACGTGGTTGCCGTCGGTGCCCTTGAGCACCTTGAACGTCGGCTCGAACGCCATCGGGGCGTTGTGCACGAGCTTGATATCGGCCAGGCCCGAAAGCTGCGCGATCTGCGCCACCTGCCGAATGATCTTGTCCTCGTACACCGAATCGAGCACCAGGCTGCACCGCTTGGGCAGCTTGGAGTTGATCAGCACTTTCATGCGGGCGCCGTGCGCCTCGGTCGCCGCCGCAGTCGACACGTTGCCCGCGCCGAAAATGGCCGCGTTGACCTCGGGCGACAGCACCTGAAACAGGCTCATGCTGTACTCGATGCTGAACTTGTCTCGCAGCGCCCCGATTTCGTCGCCGCCCCACACCTCAATGGGTGTGGTCTGGCTGTCGATCTTGACGGTAACGCCGTCAGCCGACACGAAACCAAGGTTCTTGAATGCGTCAGCGAGGGGCTCGTCGACGTCGGTCGGCAGCGCGGTGCCGAACGGCGCAAACCACAGGCCACCAACGGTTTCCAGGTCCGACGGCGACGCTGCGAACACCTTGGTGGCGTCGCCCAGCGCCGCAGGAGTGGGCTGCGTCATTGTTGTCTCCTATTCAGTTGTGTTTGCTGCCAAATGCGGGCAGCACGCATCGCCGCACGTCAAGTGCGGTTCTCGAGGTCGGCCGGCAACGGCCGGGGAGTTAACTACTCTCGGGGCGCAGGCCGATCGTCCAGAACACCGCCGACTGATAGCCGGGCAGCGGCACGCGCCGGTCCTCGAACTCGGCAGGCCCGTACTCGTGCGTAGCGCCGGTGATCCACACCTCGCCCTCGTCGGGCACGACGACCTTGCGGTGCACGGCGTGCAGTAGCAGCCGGTGCAGCAGGTCGGCGTTGCGCTCCAAACGCACGAGGTCGTTGTCATACACCCGCACCCGAATGAGGCTGTGCTGCAGGAACACCTCGGTGCTCGTGCCGGGCCGCGACAGGATCGCGTACGACGTCGGCGAGCCCTCGGGCACCGTCTGCTGCTCGACGAGCAGCGGGTTACCGCGAGCAGCCAGCTCGTCGAGCAGGTACCGGCGTGCGGCCGTCAGCGGGCCGACCGGCGGAACGAGTACCGTCACCGCGGCCCCGATTCCGCAGACACCTGCATGAGCGGCGCAATGTCGTTTTCGACGCCGATCGCGGCGCCCTCAGCACGGACGTAGACGCGCACCCGGTCGCGGCCGTGCACGGTCTCGGTCACGTAATCGTCACCGGAGCCGGGAGTGTGGGCGTTGGCCTTGGCCGCCGCCTTGGCCCGCAGCTTGCCGCCGAGCTTCTCGCACGCCTTGGTGACGTCGGGCAGGTTGCGGATCTTGCGGTGATCGTCGAGCGGTAGGTCAAGCGGGCGGTATTGCACGTTTCTCCACCTTTCGCAGCGTCACGATGTAGCCGGGCCGGAACCCGAACGGGCCGCTGTTGTAGTCGTCGACGTCGCCGTACACCTTGAACTCACGGCCGCGCCAGTCCTTGACGAGATCGCCGTGCGTCCAATCGCTTTCGGGTGTCGTCATGGTGTACTCGACGACGACCTGATCGGAGTTGGACACCGCGGTGCCAGGCTCGTTGACACGCTTGCGCAGGCTCGACACCTTGCGGGGTCGAGTGCGTGGCTCTGTCTTGGCCTGGCCCGCGGCGTTTTCGCCGACCTTGACGTACGTCGTGTGTTGCACTTCCCACGGGGTCGGCAGGGTCACGGGTACCTCTCGCTGCTCATGGGAACCGAGACGGCGCTGCGCTTCCAGGGCCGCAGCCGTGTCTTTTGCGCGGCCGTCAGGTAGCAGCCAGGCGATCCGGCGCCGGGTGTGAACTTCACGCCGAACCCGTCAGCTTGCAGGCTCTCCGTTTCCGGCAGCAGCTCCTTCGGTTTCGACAGTGCCGTCGCCGCTACCGAGGCCGTCACCCTGGTGATCGTCGGCGGGGTCGGGGTCGGAACTTCCCCCGGCCACAGGTGCCCCGTCACTAGGTCGCTCGCCTCCTGCAGGAGGTCGTCCACGTCCACGAGACCGGCCGCCAGTTCGGGCTTTCCCATTGCCCGCAGAGCTGCCTTTACGTCGTCCAGAGTTGCGAGCACCGGCCACCCCCTCATGTTCAATCCAGATCGGGTTGCCCTCGACGAGGGCGGCCAGCAAGGTGCCTTTCGACACCCCGATGACCACCCCCGTCAGGGAATGGCGATACCGCACTACTCGCCCGAGGGCGGGGTCACGTCAGGGGTGACAACACCGACCGGAGTCTTGTTCTCGCCCATCGACGTTGCGGAAACGCCCAGCACGTAGGCAAACCGGGCCTTGAGGCGCAGCGCCACCATGTCGCGCTCGGCGAGGTTGATCTGATTGTCGCCGGTGCCGAGGGTCGCCTGATCCAGGAACTTCACGGTAATGTCCTGGCGCACACCGATCTTGACGCGCGAGGAGTCGGCGACGAACGCCACCGCAGACTCAGGCGACCATGCGCCGTTGCGGTTGAAATGGGTATTGAAGCCCAGGAACGAACCGTCACGGAACGCGAGGTTTCCGTCGGCGTCGCGGACGTTGGCGACCTGGTAGCGCAGCGCCAGGCTCGACAGCAGGGTGTCCGGTGCCCAACCGGCGAGGGCGACCCGCTCGGCGACCTTGTTGGAGGCGCCCACGAGGTCGTACTCGTTGGCGACGCCGGAAACGTGGGCGATGGCCTGCCCGGCGTCGGTGGCGGCCTTGAGCAGCGCCGGGGAAACCCACGATGCAGGCTTGTCGATGCCGAACATGACGGCCTGGTCGAGCTTCTTGCCGATCGCCTGGCCGCCCTGCTCGGCGACCTCGGTCAGCAGTTCGACAGTGGCGTCGTCGATCACGGCCTCGGGCACCGGGATGATCACGGCGACCTCTTCGGCGACCAGGGTCCGGTTGGCCCAGGTCACTTTACTGGTCTTGATGACGCCCTCGGGGTCGGTGGCGGACTCGCCGACCCAATCGGCCTCGGGCAGGGTCGCCAGGACCGGCAGGTGCGTGGTCTTGGTGCCCATGTTGACGTTCTGGAATGCCGACAGCACGGTGCTGCCCTGCTTGGCGGCGGCCAGCAGCGAGTGGCTGTAACCCTCTTCGATCAGGGTTGCGACCTCGGCGCGGGAAATGTCAGCCATTACGGCCTCTCTCTCTATTCAGTTGTGATCAACCGCCGAGGTCGGTCCTCGTGCGGAAGTGTTGGGGAGTGGGTGCTACTTGCCAGAGCGCAAGCGCCGCAACGCTTCTACGGCCTTGACCTTGGGGTCGGACGAACCGCCGTCGGAGCCGGTTGCGCCGCTCTTGAACCCGCCGCCGCTGCCAGCCGGGTTGCGCTTCTGCTGCTTGGGCTGCTCGGGCGGCTTGGGGGCGTTCTCGTCGCGCCAGGCGATCAGCGCGTCAGCCGAGGCGATCAGTTCGGCCTCGGTCTTGCCGACCAGCGACGCGACGGGCACACGCTTGCCCTCGCGGTTGGCGACCCGATCGCGCAGCCGCTCAAACTCGACGGTCTCGGCGCGGGCCTCAGCCGCCGCTGCTCGGTCGAGAGCCTTTTGCAGCTCGGTCTTTTCGCCGTCCTTGATGGTCTGCAGCTCGTCGGCGGCAGACTGCAGCGGGGTGAGCATGGCGTCGACTTCGGCCTGCGTGTACGTCTTCGGCGCGGCGGCCTTGGGGGCGTCGTCGACGGCCGGGGCGCCAGCGTTGGGGGCTTCGCCGCCCTCGGCGCCGTCGGTGCCCTCGGTCGGGGTGATATCGGACATTTCGTGCGTCTCCTATTCAGTTGTGGGTCGTGCTCAGGTTTTTTTGCGCGTCGAGGTATGCCCGTAGCGCGGGTGTTTGCATGAGGCGCTCGGCGAGCATCTGGCGATATCCCCTGCGCCACATGCGGGCCGGGGCGCCGGTGCCGTCGTAAGGGTTGAGGTCGCCGACGGCCGCCGCACGGCCAGCCTGGTATGCGGCGACCAGCTCGTCGCGGGTCATTGCAGGAAGTCCGCGGTCATTGCGTTGCGCCAATTGCCGCGACCGGCCAAAACCGCCTCCTTGAGTCCAGCGCGAGTGATACGGCCGTTCTGGTCGAACCACTCGGCCATTTCCTCGGACATGTACTTGCGGGCCGTTGTCTCGTTGAGCGTCCACAGCTTTCGCGGGTCGATGTTTTTGCCGTCGGGGCCGTACCGCCGTTTGAGCATCTGCCCGTTGGTGGCGTCCTCGGCGGCGAAATACGCCTCTGTGATGCGCTCCTCGAACACCCACCCGAGCAGCTCGTCGAACGATCGGCCCTCATGCCCGGCGGCGCGAGCCTCGGCCATGAAGTCGCGGCGCCGAATGAACTCGACCGTCAGGCCGAACGCCTCCGATTCGGCCTCGGCTGGATCCCAACCCTGGTCGATCAGCTCAAGCATCCGGTCGGTATTGGCCTCGGTTTCCGCTTGCTTCGCAGCAGCTTTCGCCGCGGCGCGTTCGGCGGCCTTCTTTTCGACCGCTTCGAGCTTCTCCATTTCGGCCGCCAGGGCGTCGATTGCTGCGTCGTCGCCTGCCTCGATGGCGGCCTGAAACTCGGCCTCCACGTCGCTGAAAGTCCGCTTTGCGGGCTTGGGCGCGGCGGGCGCCGGGGCCTCGACGACCTCGACGTCGAGCACGTCGTCGACCAGGGCGACCGGCGGGCGTTCGGGTGCCGCCTCAAGTGCTTTCATCGGCGGGCGGCCGTCGAGCGCCTGGCGGGCCTCGGGCGCCTCAATTGGCTTGAGGCCGACCCGTTCGGCGATCGCCGGGACTGGCTGACTGCCACCGCCGAGCACACGAGCACCCGGCACGTCGAGACGTTCGGACATGACGGGCACCGGGACGCGAGGCGCCTCGGGCGCCTTGAACAGATCGCCGATGATGCGGCCGAGGTCGTCAGCAGCCTGGCGGGCAGCCTGGCGAACGTCCTCACCGGCGGAACCGGCCACCGCGTCGAGCAGCTTGCCCATCGCACGCGCGACGTCTTGCAGCTCGCCGATTACCTGGCTCGCGTCACCGGCAGCCCCGGCGATCGTTTGCGCCAGCTCTTGCGCGTCGGCGATCGGCTGCCGCAGCAGGTCCGGTATCTCGCGGACGCCCTGAGCGATGCCCTGCGTTGCGTCGACTGCACCCTTGGCGCGGTCGACCAGCGCAAGGCCATCGTCGGCGATGTGCCGCGCGGTGTCGGCCGCTGCGCCGATCTGCTCGGACAGGTCCGACAGGCTGCGCACGTTGCGCGCGTCGCGCACAGTGTCGTGCACCGCGGCGCGCGTATCCGTGAACAGTGTGCGCAGCCCGGCAGCGACGAGGCCCACCTCGTCGATCACGCCGCGCACCTCGTCGGCGATCTGCTTCGCGCCGTGCGCGACCTGCACCGTGCTGTCGATGGCCGATGCGGCAATGTCCGCGGCCTGGCGCGCACCCCCGGTGACCTGCGCTGCGCTGCCGAGCGCCTTGTCGGCCGCGTCGACCACACGCTTGACGTCGCGCACGACCGGCACGGCACCGCCGAGCACCTTGTCGGCGACGTCGGTAACGAGCTTCACTCGTTGCGTGATGTGCGCCGCGGTGCTGACAACCTCGTCGGTGCGAGTGATGACCTGCTGCGCAGTGAGCACATGCTCCTGCGCGATTGCGCCGTACGCTGCAGCGCGCTCGTTGCCGGTGTCGACGAGGTGCTGCGTAGCGCGCACCGTTTCGCGCGGTGTGCTGCGCACGTCCTCGACCGGCTCGGCGGCCTTGCGGGGCCTGCCCGGTTTGCGTTTCGGCTTGCCGATCCGCTCGTCGGCGCGGGCCTCCATCAGCCGGGCGATTTCACCCGGCGGGCGTAGGTAGTTGTCGGGGCCGTAGGCCACCGCGTGGTAATCGTCGAGCCAGTCCTCGACGTACTCGGGTGGCGTGTAGCTGCCGCTGCGGACAGGTACGGCCAGGCACTTGCAATGGTCGTGGCCCGCGGCGTCGGCCCGGTGCGGGGCCTGCGATGCGGTGCCCTTGGTGAGGTAGAGGCCCGGTGCGCCGCGCTCGCCCTGCGTCAGGATGCGCGTCGCCAGCATTCGGCAGAACCCGCAGGCGTTGGCCGAGGCGTAGCGCGCCCACTTGACGCCCTCGCGGTCTGCGTTGTCCAGCACGGTGCGCCGAGACGACTCGAACACTGACCGGGTTGCGGTGCCGCGCAGCGCAAGGCCAGGGTTGCGCTGCAGCAGCGCCCAGCGGCCCGAGGCTGCGAGCTGGCGGCGATCGGGCAGTGCGGCGGGCTCAGGCAGGAAGTCCTTTGCCGGGGCCAGAGCTTTTGTGCCCGCGACCTGCGCGCCAACCAATTTGGCCGGCGTTTGCTCGCGGTACCACTGCGCCGTCATTTCCCCCGACGCCGACAGGAACGGATCGAGCAACGTCGGGTAGACGTCGGTGATCACGGCCAGGCCCTCGGATCGGGTCAGGCCGCCGAGCCGCGGCATCATCCGGTCGACGGCGCCGCCCACCTCGTCACTGAGGCGGGCGAGCGCCCCCTGAAACTCCGGTACCGCTTTCGGCTCCGTCACCGTCGCCCCCTCCCCCGTCGGCGCTGGCGAGCGCCTGGTCGATCGGTGGGGCGTCGGGCAGCGACACCTCGGGAGCGGCGAGCAGCTTGTCGACGAGGGCCTGAACACCGCCGCCGCGCATGGCTTCTTTGATCGCCTGAATGAGCTGCTGCGTCATGCCGGGCACGAGCGGCAGCAGGTACTCGATCGGCACACCGGCCTGCGAGAGCTTCACAATCCCGTCGACGACGGCGCCGAACGAACGGGCCTCGGTGTCACGCCAAATAACCTCGGCGGTCATGTCGGGGCTCGTGCTGGTATCGGTGTCCATTTCGACGGCCAGGCGCAGAACCTGCTCCCACGATTCGCCGAAACTCTCTCGCTTGGTGGCGAGCTTCAACTGCTCGCGGTGCTCGGCCGCCGCCAGCGCGTCGGCGCTGATATTCACGAGCTTGACCTGCGACGGATTAATCTGCGCTTCCATCACGACGTGCTGCACCATCTCGTCGAGCACGGCGTTATACGGCTCGATCGAGGCGGGCGGGAACGCCTGCGCCTTGACGTCGGGATCGTCAAACGTCCAGACCCGCAACGCCGATGCCTTGAGCACCTCGTTTTTGCTGCCGGTCCATCCGCTGATCACGCGCTGCGGGTTGGCGCCGAACCGGGACACGATCAGCCGGTCGAAATTGACACAGTTGATCGCCTTCTGCATTCCGATGTGCGGCTCGACCTCGCCGACGATCATGTCGTCGGCGTCGCGGTCGTTGACGAAACGCACGACCGGGCAGACGGGCTTGCCGCCCTCGGTCCCGTAGTGCGGGATGACGTCCTCAATGTCGCCCAGCGTGATTGGCTTCGTGGCAACTTCAGGCTTGCCGGTCGACGTCAAAGGCAGCTCGCCGAGGTCGAGCGCGTACATATACCGCTCGTCGTACAGCACGCCCTTGCGTCGAGGTTTCGCGTCCTTCGTGGTGATCCACGTTTCAAGCGCGTACTGCGGCCAGTCGTCGAGCACCGCGTCGTCGTACACCGCGATGAGCTGCCGCGGTGAGCGGCAACGGATCTCAGGCGTGCCGTCCGCGCCCGGTGTCACTACCGCGTAGGCCGCGCCGTACTTGACGGCCGGGCGATGCACCTCGGCCTGGCGGGCGTCCATCTTGTTCGCCTGCCAGATGCGCCACGCCGGATCATTCTCGGGAGCCGACAGCGAGCGGTACCCAACCACACTGAGCGACTGCGCGAACGAGTTACAGATCAACCGCAGCACATTCTTAATCGACAGCTTGGCAAGCTCTTTCACCTCGTCGCTCGCCTCGTCGGGCACACTCGGCCTGCCGCGCTCACCCTTGGCGTACTCGTAAATGCGATCGAACGAGTCGCGCTCACTGAGGTGCAGCCGATACATGCCCTGCACCAGCTCGCCGATCGTTTCGGCGTCGAGCGCGTCAGTGGGCCAGTCGATCCCGTCTGGATCGTCGTCGAGCTGGCTGTCGTCGGCATAGGCAGCGGGAATCACACGGCCCCCTCTCATACGAACATCGCGCCGCCGCTGCGCTTCGGAGCGTCGAGCGCACCAAGCAGGGCCAGCGTCACGGCAACTAGCGGGTGGATTACGCACGTCGGGTCTCGCCGGTCCCAGCCCCAACCGCCCGCGTCGCGGATCGGCCGCTGCTTCGCACCCTTGAGCGCCTCGGTGAGGTCGAGCTGATCGCCGTGAGTGAGGGTGTCGCCCTCGGCGTTGTTCTTGAACAGGCCGCACGCCTTGGCCATGTCGCCCGCGTACGTAATGCGGACCTTGACCTTGCGGCGTTTCAGCTCTGGCACAAGCGATTTAGCCGGGCTCGCGTCGTCGATCACGACCGGGATACGTCGCCCGGCACGCTCGACGATGAACTCGACGGCCGCCGCGGTGTCAGTGCCCGCCCATACCTGCTCGACGTGCCGCTGCTCATGTTCGAGCAGCCAGCAGCCGCCGATCGAGATAGCGCCGCCGTGCGACATGTCGACGCCGAGCGATGCCGGTTTAGCGCCGGGCTCGGGGCCGAGCGGATCGGCGATATCGCGCCACAAGCTCGGCTTGATCACCTGCGCGTGCACGCTGATCTTGTCCCAGATGCCCATTGCCTCGCGCCTGAAACTGTCCCAGGACAACGCTTTACGCATACGGCGGATAGCGCGGGCAGACGTCCGGTGCGGGTAGCTCGGATTCATCTTGCGCCACGTCGACTCTTCGTCTGGGTCGTCGCTCTCGTCGGCCGAAATCTCGACATACGCAACGTCGTCAGATTCGCCGTTGATCGCGTCCAGCCGCAGGTTGGTGAACACCTCGCCGGGGTCTGTCGGCTTCGGCGGGGTGCCCGCGAACAGGATCAGGCCGTTAGGCGAGGCGTTGGTCGCCGGAACCATGTCGTCCATTGCGTTTTCACTGAGGATCTGAGCCTCGTCGAAAATCAGCACGTCGACCTTGGCGAAACCGCGGCCGAAACCCTTTTCACGGGCGCCGAACAGGATTCGGCTGCCGTTGGTGAACAACACGGCCTCTTTGCCGTTGCCGGTGTGCACGTTCAAGATGTGCGGGGCGATCTGCTCGCGCTTGGCGAGCGCCTGCATACTCTTGAACGTCTCAGCGGCCGTACGTGTCCGGTGCGCCGTCCAGATCACCGTTGTGCCGGGCGTCATCTTGCAGAGCGCGAACACGATCGCGCCGAGAAAATAGGTCTTGCCTGTCTGCCTCGGGATCGACATTGCGAACATGTCGGCCGCATACAGGCCGTCGGATCGCTTGGCGCATACCAGCTTTCCGAGGTCGTCCTGCCATTGGTCGAAATACAACCCCATGTTGACGTTGCACTCGTGGCGAACGGACGGCCACGACGTCGAGGTGATGCCCTCGGGCTTGATTACGTGGCGAGCAACCTCGGATAGCCGCGGCTCACAGGTCCGAACCATCGAACGGCTCATCGGCCGGGACGTCGGCCTGGCCGCCGCCCTGCTCGGCGCGCTGCAGCTCGATCGCCTCAATTTCCTTGGAAATCTCCATGAGTCGGCGACTCAGTGAGGCGAGGTCGCGCGGCGGCGTCTCGGGGTCGAACACAGCGCCCGAGATTCGCTCATGCAACCGGCGCAATTCGTTCAGTCGGTCGAGCTTGGCGTCACTCATCACGGCCACCGCCCGCAGACCACACCGGGCACACCTCGCCGTGCTCCTGCACACGCTCGGTCACGTCGAGGGGCCGCACGAACACTGGGGCCGTCGTGGCGCCGGGCTCGGGCTCGGCCAGCTCAAAGCCAAGGGCGAGCGTGATCGGCTCGCCGCAGGCCGGGCAAGGAACCTCGGCGGTAGCGGGTGCGCGCATGGTCATATCTCCTGGTGTGTTGAGGCGCCGTGTTAGCTCAAAACGGCCTTTCGTGGCGTTGACGTGCGGGAATGCAAATTGCCGGCGGTTAGCCGGTGTGGAAGCGGGCGCGGCACGACTCGAACGTGCAACCGGCGGCTTTGGAGACCGCTGCTCTACCGATTGAGCTACACACCCAGGCGCGCCGGGAGGACCGCAGTTGCGGAACAGGCCCCGGCGCTAGATCAGTTGCGGGGCGGCCAGTTCCAGCGGCCCGGCGTCGGTTCGTGGGCATACGCAACCTCGGCGTTGAAGAACATGCCCGTTGGATTCAGCACGCACAGCGATACCGTCGAGTCATCGCCATGCGCCGCGTATGGAATCGCTGTGACGATCGCGGCGCGAGGCTCGGGCAGGTACTCGCCGCCCGGCGTGCCGTACGACTGGTAATGAACGATGCGGCCGACAGTCGGGGTCACTGCTCAATCTCCCGTACCGCGAACATCTTTCCGCCGCCCACGTGCAGCGACGGGGCCAGCGTGGCGCGCACGCGCTCGTCGAGCGGCATCGCCAGCTCGTCGACGATCACGAGGTCGAGGTGAAGGCCGCGGCCATGCCCCTGCTTGATCGACAGGACGCTCATAGGCTCGGCGCGGGCGACGTTGAGCACGCGGGCGAGCCGGGCGGCCTTGTCGATCGTGGTCGACACGACGCCGACGAGCGGGCTCACGACGGGGCGCCCATCAGTGCGGCCTCCTGGCGGGCCTGCCGGGCGTTCAGCTCGACGAGCACCTCGCCAATGGCGACCAGGCAGTGCAGCGTGATCGGCGTGAGGTCGCCCTCGACGTCGGTCCACTCGTGCTTGTCGAGGGCCTCGCGCTGCGCAGCGAGACGCTCGGCGGGCGTCATCATTCGGAGCCCTCGACGAACCCGGCGAGCTGGCGGGCCGTCTCAAGCACCGTCGCGCCGCTGTCCTGCAGGCCATCGAGGTGCAGCCGGTACGCGAGCTGAGCGCAGCCGAGGCGTAGCTGCGGCATCTCGCGCGACTCGGCAGTCTCGAACGACCACACGCGCGCAGTCTGGTCGGATTCGGTCACGTGCATTGGTTGCTCCTGTGCTGGTCAGATGTGGAAAAACGCCAAAACGGCTTGGAAAAAAATGCTGGGGAGAGAAACGTGCCT